GCGACTCCAACCGTTTCGTGGTGCGTGACGGCGTTTCCTACTCCGAGGCCATCGACCCGTTGGATTCCGGCAGGGTCTACACCGAGGGCGAGGTCATGCCGGAGGAAGTCACCGACCTGTCCGAGGTCGAAGCGAAGGCCAAGGCATACGACATCCTTGTTGGCGAGGAGGAGTAACGCATGAACGATTACATTGCAAAGGCGCGGAAGCTGCGCCCCTACATCGTACAGGCATCGGCCTCCCTTGACGACAAGGATGCCAGCAACGCGGCAGAGCTGTTCCCGGCCCTCAAGCAGGACGGCTCCCTCGTCCGCGCTGGCACGCGCATCAACTGGAACGGCGTTATCAAACGCGCCGCCTCCGACCTGTGGGACACGGAACAGAACGACCCCAACCACACACCCGGTCTGTGGGAGGACATCGCCTACAAGGGCGGCTACCGCATCATCCCGGAGGTCATCACGGCTGGCACGGCCTTTGCGAAGGACGAGTGCGGCTGGTGGCAGGATATGCTGTACAAGTCCCTGCTTGACGCGAACGTCTACACGCCGGAGCAGTATCCGGCAGGGTGGGCCATCGTGGAATAAGCGATATTGTTCGCAATCGCGAATAAAACACAACATCAAGGCATCATTTTCGTGGCCTCACGCAAATGGTGCCTTTTCCTATGCGGCTGTAGCGCAGTGGTAGCGCAACGGACTTTTAATCCGTGGGCCGTGGGTTCGAATCCCACCAACCGCACCAGGGGAGAGAATGAGGCCGGGAACAACGGCAACGTCGCAGGTCGTGTCCTGTACTCCCCACCACCACGGACTGGACACCCGTGGATTCTTCATTGCGCCTCCTTTCAGACAAGCCGCAGCCCATAAGAAGCGGCTCCGCTCCGGCGGCTCCTGTGGAACTCAGGCAGGGCATTCAAACAGGTGGACTCATCACCGCGAACTCGTTCCGTGGGCGCGATGGTGTGTACTCATAAATATGTGGGCCTGTGTCAACCACAGGAACTCAAAACAAGGAGGAATCCCCTATGGCAGACGAAGCAACGACCACTACCCCGGCAACCGCTCCCGCGGCAGAGCAGCCGACCACCCCGGCGGCAAGCAATCCTGCAGCAGCGCAGCAGCCCGCGGGCGACAACAGCAAGCTCGAATCCCTGATCCAGAGCGCTGTTGACCGCGCCACCAACAAGCTGGGCAACGAGAACAAGCAGCTCCGCAAGCAGCTCGAGGCCCTGCAGAAGGAAAAGCTCTCCGACGATGAGCTCAAGGACTTGGCCCTGAAAGAGAGGGAAAAGGCCATCGCTGACCGCGACAAGGAGCTGACCGAAAAGGAGAACCGGTGGATCGCTATGAACGCGATCAGGGAAGCCGGGCTTGATGACGGCAGTAACGCTACTACTGAGCTTGTCAACCTCGTCATGGCCGAGGACGAGGAAGGCATCAAGAAGAACGTCACCGCCATCAAAAACCATGTTGAGCGCCTGGTCAAGATTCAGGTCGATGCTCGTTTCAAGGACGCAGGCCGCACCCCTGGCGTGAGTACCGATACCGCTGCCAACGCTGGCGGCGAGAACGACTACGCTACCCGCAGCGGCAAGAATGCTGCGGCGGTCAATCAGAAGTCTCGGTCTATTCTCGACTCTTACGGACTTGGAGGTAAGTAATCATGAAATATCGCACTCATGCAGTGACTCCCAAGGTGGAAATCCTGCACAACGACCACTATGTCGCCATGCCCTATGACTGCTCCGCCATCGAGGCGAACGATAAGGGCATCATCCCTGCTGGCACCATTGTGCCCAAGAACGACGCGACCGCCATCGGCGTGCTGCTGACCGATGTCGTGAAGGAAGACAACCCCAACGGCACCGTCGTCATTCATGGCTTTATCAAGAAGGCTAAGCTGCCTGTGGAACCCGATTCTGACGCTGTTACAGCACTTAAAGGCGTTGTTTTTATGCCGCTCGTTGTAATTGAATCGAACGACGAAGAAGAATCGAACGACGAAGAAGAATCGAACGGCGAAGAAGAATCGAACGGCGAAGAAGGAGGAAACTAAATTATGAATCTCACTGATATTTTTACCGCGAAAGCGATTGCGGCCAACTGGACTGAGGCCGCGAGCAACAAGCAGGATTATCTGGGCGGCGGCTTCTTCCCCTCTCAGAAAAAGGCCGGTCTTGACCTGAAGTGGTTCAAGGGCCACCGTGGTCTGGCCGTCTCCCTGATGCCTTCTGCCTTCGATGCCAAGTCCACCTTCCGTGACCGCGTTGGCATCGCCTACAACGAGACCGAGATGCCCTTCTTCCGCGAGTCCATGCTCGTGAAGGAGAAGGATGAGCAGGAGATCATGCGCGTCAAGGATTCCAACGATCCCTACGCCGCTTCCATCCTGGACAACATCTTCGACGACACCCGCACCCTGGTGGACGGCGCGAACGTCGTGCCCGAGCGCATGCGCATGCAGCTGCTGGCTCCCCTGGAGGGCAATGTCGGCATCAACATCGCTGCCAACGGTGTGAACTACACCTACAACTACGACCCCGAAGGCACCTGGAAGGCCGAGCACTTCATGAAGATCGAGACTGCCGAGGATATGTGGAACGCTCCCGAAACCTGCGATCCCCTGGCTGACATCGAGGCCGCCCTGGATGCTCAGGAAGCTGCTTCCGGCAACCGCCCCGAAGTGCTGCTGATGTCCAAGGCCACCTTCAAGCTGATCAAGGACTCCAAGCGTGTCCAGTCCGGCGTGCTGGCCCAGAACGTGACCGCCAACGTCTTCTACACCGACAAGCTGGTGCAGAACTTCGTGCAGGACGCTCTGAACATCCGCATCGTCATCTACACCAAGAAGTTCAAGGATGAGGCTGGCAACACCAAGGCCTTCTACCCCGACAACATCGTCATGATGCTGCCCAACGGTTCCGTCGGCAAGACCTGGTACGGCACCACTCCCGAGGAGCGCACCCTGGCCGGTTCCGGCGAGGCCAACGTCTCCATCGTCAATACCGGCGTTGCCGTCGCTGTGACCATCACCAGCGATCCCGTCAACACCAAGACCACCGTTTCCGAGATCGTGCTGCCTTCCTTCGAGCGCCTTGACGAGTGCTACGCGCTGCAGGTCGTCAGCGAGTAAGCGGAAGCGAACAACCACATGAAAGGAGGGCGCTGACATGCCCAAGTTTGGCTATGCCGTGAAGTACAACGGCAAGTATTATCCCCCTGGTGCTGAAATCCCTGAGCCCGCTGAGGTTGAAGTCACCGAGGAAGCGGCACAGGAGCCCGCAGACGCGGCACAGGAGCCCGCTGAGGTGGAAGACGGAGCAACTGTCGAAGAAAAGGCAGAGGCCCCTGAGAAGGCCACCAAACGCCGCAAAAAGGGTGATGCGTGATGAACGCTGACATCCTGAAAAACGCGGACATCCCTGTCACCGGAGACGCGGTGGCCCTGCTGCAGGCGGAAGCGGCCCTTGACTGGATGTTGGAGCACACCACGCTGACATTCTCCAAGGACGACGCGGAGAGTATCAAGGCGCTTCCTGCATGTGCAAAGCTGTTCGTGCTCAAGTATTCCGAGGCGATGAGCCTGCGGGAGGGCGTGGCAAGCCAGAGCATCGAAGGACTGAGCATGTCGTTCAACACGACGGGCAAGTCCGCGGCGCTCTGGCAGCTCGCCCATTCCCTGCTGGGCGACTACCTCAAGTCTACCGTGCGCGTGTTCCCTGCCAAGAGGCGGTGGTGACGTGGGCGTAACGGCAAGATGGAAGACAACCAAGAACGGCTTCCCCAGCATGGTGAAGCGGATGCAGGCCATCGCTGGCAAGGCGGTGGAAGTGGGCGTATTCAAGGGTGAGCATGCGTGGCTTGCCCCTATCCATGAGTACGGCCTGGACATTGTGGTCACCCCGGCCATGCGGGCTTACCTGCACGGGCAGGGGCTGCATCTCAAAGACAGCACCACCCACATCCACATCCCTGAGCGATCCTTCCTACGCGCCGGTTACGACGCAGGGAGCAAGCAAGTGATGCAGCACGCGCAGCTGCTCATGGCGGACGTGGCCGCGGGGAAGCTGGACGTAGAGGCGTTCTTTGATGCGGTGGGCATGGAGCTCGTCGACATCATCAAGGACTACGCCATCGACCTGAAAAACCCCGCCAACCATCCCTTCACCATCGACAACAAGGGCAGCAGCAACCCGCTGGTGAGCACCGGCGACATGATCGAACAAGGTATCACCTGGAGGAAAGCCTGATGAGCAGACAATACTTTGATTTTTCCGGCCTGATCCTGGACTTCTCCAACACATTCACGGCCATCACCCACACGGGCGGCGGCTATGATGAGGCTGGCGACTGGCAGGACGGCGCGGAGACGCGCACCGAATACAAGGGCGCGATCATCGCCTTCAAGGAAAGCAAGGTATTCCGCTCTGAGGGTAAGATCACCCGGCAGGACAGGCGGCTGTTCATGCAGCAGCCGCTTCCCCAGGCCCTTGTAGGCGCTGAGGTGGTCTACAACGGCCACAAGTACATGGTCGAATCTGAGCACGAGAATGCTGAGTTTACGGGCGTGTACAGCTACTTCCTGCGGCATGTCAGCGCATTCGAGGGTGGCGTTGCGCTGGGCATGGGCCTGATTGGCAACTCGCGGCTGGGCATGCATTGCGACGAAGGAGGTGGCTCCGGTGCTTGACTTCAAGGCGATGCGGACGGATGTGCTGACGGGGCTGAACAGCTACCTCGGCATCCTGGTGATCCACGGTGACCAGACAGCAAGGGCTCCTGCCTATCCCTACGGAACGGCCAAGGCAACCACGCCCGCAAAGGCGAACAATGGAACATGGCAGCAGCACGAGGATGGCATCGACCGTCTGTGGATGCAGAGCATCTGGAGCTTTTCGTTCCTCGCTGCCGACTACGACGAAAGCGTCAAGTATGCCTCCAAGGCGCGGGAGTGGTTCACCCACACGGGCCGCCTGTGGCTGTCTGAGCACGGCATCATCGTGCAAAAAGTAACCGACATCACAAACAGGGACAACATGCTGACCGTTGAGTACGAGAGGAAATGCGGCTTCGATGTTGTCTTTTCTGTTTGCGATGAAGTGCAAAACCCGTCCGATAGCGGGACGGGTACCATCGAAAAAGTACAAGTCTCCAACAAACTGGTTATCAAGGAGGAATAAAACATGGCTTATGACGTGAAGGTAAACATTGACCTTGCCAAGCCGATTGGCCAGCTGGGCTTCGGTGTGCCTCTGATCCTGCTGGAAAACGCTGAGAATGAGGTCGCCTACACCGAGGTTACCGGCCTCGATGAGCTCCTGGAAGCTGGCATTGCCAACACCAGCAAGGCGTACAAGGCCGCGGCGCTGCTGTTCGGCCAGGCGAACGCTCCCAAGACCATCGCCATCCGCGCAGTGAGTGATGCTGCGTCCACCGCCCTCGCTGATTCTGCTCTGGTTTCCAAGGGCTGGCGGCAGCTGATCGTCGTTTCTGACGGCGACACCAGCACTGGCTGCGTACCCATCAGCACACTGGTTGAGGGCATGGAGGGCAAGATGTACTTCGCCGATCTGGATGTGGACAGCAGCGTCAACATCACCGCTTCCGGCCTTCGCCGCACCGTGCTGTTCTACTGCGATGCGACTGCGGACGTTCCCGTTCCCGTCGCCGCGCTGGTGGGCGCTACCGCTGGCCGTGCTGCCGGCAGCTTCACCTACAAGAACATGATTCTGTCCGGCATTGCCGCGCAGGATCTGTCCGATGCTGAGATCGAGGCCATCCATGCGAAGGGCGGCATCACCTTTGTCGCCAAGGCTGGCAACAACGTGACCAGCGAGGGCAAGGTTGGCGGCGGCGAGTACATCGACGTGATCGACTGCGAGGATTACATCATCCAGCAGCTGGCCTACCGCACGCAGAAGGTGCTGAACAACGCCGCCAAGGTTTCCTACGACAACAACGGCATCGCGATGCTGGAAAGCGTGGCGAAGGACGTGCTGCAGGATGCCTACAACAACGGCATGATCATCACCAACGAGGACGGCACCCCCGGCTACTGGGTGGACTACGCGCTGCGCGAGGACACCAAGGCCGAAGACCGCGCCAACCGCAAGTACATCGGCGGCAAGTTCGGCTTCGCGCTGGCTGGTGCCATCCACACTGTCGAAGTTACCGGCAGCATCACCGTGTAAGGAGGTAAAACGCTATGTATACTCAGTATGACGCGAAAGACACGACCGTCATCGTGGACAACACCTACATCACCGGCCTGGGCGAGGACATGATCAGCGGTGAGAAGGACGAGGACTTCTTCTCCGTCTCCACCGGCGCGCAGGGTGACCATGTTGCCAGCGAGATCAACAACTCCCTGGGCACCGTGACCATCTACATCCAGGTCACCAGCCCCCAGAAGGCCTTCCTGCTGAATCTGGCCAAGCGCAAGGAAGCCTTCCCTGTGTGGTGCGTGAACAAGAAGCTGGGTGAGCGCTTCGGCGGCACCAAGGCCCGCATGCTCAAGTGGCCCTCTATGGATCGCGGCGCTGAGGCCGAGGACATGGAGTTCGTGTTCCAGGTCTTCGACTACGATGTCGAGGCGACTGCCTAAGTCCAATACAGCCGGGGGCGATGACCGCTCCCGGCTTTCTACTTTGACCTAAAATATGAGGAGGAATATCAAAATGGCTGACAACAAGTTCTATCAGGTGGAAAAGGAAATCAACGGCAAGAAGTACATCGCCCAGTTTGGGGGCCTGTCCGTTTCTCTCAAGGCGGTGGACTCTTCCTACATCGAGGGCACGGGCAACACCAGCATGGAAAAGATGGCAGATTACCTTTTCAAGCACATCATCGTCGAACCCAAGAACCTGACCGTTGACGACTTCGAGGACATCGACGAGTTCAACGAGGTCATTGCTTTCGCTCGCAAGGTGATGCAGGGTAAGTTTCGAAACGAAGCTAACTCCGGCGCAGCTGAAAAAGCGAGCAAAAAGTAACTGGAACTTGTGGCGGCTTGTACTGTCCGACAGGGGCTTCTCTTTCGAGACAGTGTTTGGTAAGCCCTTCATGTCGCCCCAGGATGTAGATGAGGCAAACATCGCCTTGGATATGCAGATTGAGGCGGAAAAACGCGCGGCGAAGCGGAAGCGGTAGGCATGGCCTGCCGCTTCCTTTCTTTTCCCGCGAGCAAAGGGGGGATTTACTATGGCGACAGTACGCGAAGACGTTGTTAAGCTCGGCTTCGATGTCGATTGGGGCGAGCTAAACAAGTTCACCGACACGCTTGACGAAACGAAAGCAATGCTGACCGGCGGCATGGGTGATGATGCTTTCGATGAGCTTATCAAGGAGAGCAAAAAGGCCGCAAAGGGGCTTGAGGGAGTCAAGGATAACGTCAACGGCATCAAGTCGGACGGCCTGGACGATACCGTAAAGGCCCTGAAGGACACCGACGAAAAGGGCGAGGATGCTTATAAAGAGCTGAAAAAAATCGGCGATGCGAAGTTCAATAAGACCGTCTCCGGCCTGAAGAACATCGGCACGCAGCTCAAGAACGTCGGCATCCAGGCGGGCAAGATGCTCGCCAAGGGCATCGTCGCCGGTGTGGCTGGCGTGGGCGCGCTTGTCACCAAGGCCATCACCGGCTATGCGGACTATGAGCAGCTCGTCGGCGGCGTTGAGACGCTTTTCAAGGATAGCGCTGGCACCGTTCAAAAGTATGCGAGCGATGCCTGGAAAACCGCAGGCGTATCCGAAAACACATATATGGAGACGGCCACGTCCTTCTCCGCGTCCCTGATCCAATCCCTGGGCGGTGACACCGCGAAGGCGGCTGCCATCACCAATATGGCCATCACCGATATGTCCGATAACGCCAATAAGATGGGCTCGGACATGGAGACTCTGATCGGCACATACCAGAGCCTGTCCCGCGGCAACTATGCCATGCTGGACAATCTCAAACTCGGCTATGGCGGCACCAAGGAGGAGCTGAACCGCCTTCTCAAAGACGCGCAGAAGCTCACCGGTGTCAAGTATAGCCTGTCCTCGTTCTCGGACGTGATCTCCGCGATCCACGCCATCCAGGAGAACATGGGCATCACCGGCACCACGGCAGAGGAAGCGGAGAAGACCATCACCGGCTCCGCGAATGCCATGAAGGCTGCATGGGGCAACACCCTGACGAGCCTGATCCTGGGCGGCGATGATCTTGACCGCTCCATCGACAACCTGGTCACATCTGCCACGACCTTCATGAAAAACCTGATGCCAGCCCTGGTGAAATCGCTGGGCGGCGTTGGCTCCCTGATTGAGGAAATCTGCCCTCTGATCGAGGAGAACATGCCCCTCATTGTCGAGACGCTGCTGCCTCCGCTGATCAAGGCGGCGACGGCGCTCGTGAAGGGCCTGATCGTGGCCATGCCTGACATCATCGGCACGCTTGTAGGCGAAATGCCCGGCATCCTTTCTGAGGTGTGGGACGGCATTTCTGAGGCGTTCGGCGATGTGCCCGGTATCGAAAAGGTGGAGACGTTCTTCGGGAAGATGAAGACGCTCATCAGCGAAAACACAGAGCTGATCAAGAACCTCACCCCTGTTGCGCTGGGCCTTGTCGTTGCGATAAAGCTGTTCAACAAGGTCAAGGGCATCACCGGCCTGTTCGGCGGCGATTCGGGCGGCAGCGGCACCGGCGGAGCATTTAACGCCAAGAGCATGCTGACGGCTATGGGCGGCATTGCTGTGGCCATTGCAGGCATCGGCCTTGTCGTCGCGGCCTTTGGTGCGCTGCAAAAGATTGATGGATATGACGAGTTCATGGCTGGCGGCGGAGAAGCCCTTGGGCAGCTCTGCGGCATCATCGGCGACATCGGCCTTGTGGGCGCGGCTTTCGTTGGTTTTGTGGGCCTCGTTGGCAAGAACGTGAACATCAAGGATGCGGCAGTCGGCATCGGTGACATCGCCATTGCTCTGCTTGGCATGGAAGCCATCGTCGCGGCCTTTGGTGCGCTGGCCCTGATTGACGGGTACTCCGACTTCATCTCCGGCGGCGGCGATGCGATGAAGCAGCTTTGCGGCATCATTGAGGAGATCGCCCTGGTCGGCGCGGCGTTTGTGTCCTTTGTTGCCATCGTCGGCACCTTCGCCAACGTCGCCACCGCAGCAAACGGCATGGGCGTGATTGCTCTTGCTCTGGGCGGCATGGAAGCGGTTGTGCTGGCCTTTGGTGCACTCTCCCGCATTGATGGCATTGATGAGTTCATTGCAGACGGCGGCGAGATGCTGACCAACCTGTGCAACATCATCGGCGACATGGCGGGCAACCTCATCGGCGGTGCGCTGGCGGGCCTTTCCGACGGTCTGCCGGACATCGGCGCGAACATTTCCACATTCGCTGAAAAAATAGCTCCTGCCCTTGAAACCTTCGGCAGCGCCAAGACCCAGGGCATCAGCGACTTTGCATCAGCCCTCGGTGCTCTGATTGGCGCGCTGGTGAGCGAGAACGTCAGCAGCTTCTTCTTCGGCGAGGTTGACTATGCCGGCCTTGGCACGAAGCTGTCCGATTTCGCGACCAACGCGAAGACCTTCTTCACGACGGTCAAGGACATCCCGGATGAATCCTTCGGCAAAATGACCAGCCTGTTCAACGCCCTGGCCGGCATCAAGGGGCTTCCCACTGACGGCGGCGTGAAGGGCTGGCTCATGGGCGACATCAACTTCAGCAAGATTGCCTCCGGCCTGGTGGCCCTTGCAAGTGACGAGTTCCTGAGCGCGATTGCGAAAATTCAGAACATCCCGGCGACTGGCTTCACGGCCATGACCAACCTGTTCAATGCGCTGGCTGACATCAAGGGCCTGCCCAAGGAAGGCGGTTTCTTCGACTGGTTCACCGGCACCGAAAGCGAAACCCTGACCAACGTGGCCTCTGCGCTTCCTGGCATTGCGACGCACATCGCAACCTTCTTCTCCAACCTTGGCGGCAGGACGGACTTCTCGCCCATCAAGAACCTGTTCGACACCCTGAACAGCGTCAAGATCGACACCGATGCAACGAAGGGCACCGGCTTCCTGGGCCTGGGCGCGAGTGCCATGGAAAGCATGGGTACTGGCCTGTCTGGCTTTGCTACCAACGCCAAGACCTTCTTCGACACGGTGAACGGCCTGGACACCTCGAAGCTGGGCACGCTCTTTGACAAGCTGGGCACAGCAGGCGACCTGCCTGACACGCTGTCCTCTCTTGACAGCTCCGTTGGCACGGCCCTGGCCAACCTGGTCACGACGGCGGACACCAAACTGACCGAGGTGAAGGGCAAGTTCTCTGATCGCCTGGGTGAGATCGTCATCCTGATGAACACCACGGCGTTGACTATGTTCTCCTCCGGCCAGGCCATCATGCAGGGCGTTGACAGCGGTATGGAATCCATGCGCTCGACCCTGGTTGCGACGGCGGCATCCATCGCTGCTGACATCCAGAGCGCCTTCGACGTTGAGCTGGACATCAACAGCCCGTCGCGCAAGACGATGAAGTCGGGCCAGTTCGTCGGCGAAGGCTACGACCTGGGCATGCAGAGCACGATCCCGCAGCTGCAGGACACGGCGCGCTCCATGGCCGATGCTTCCATCCCGTACACCAGCCACTACAGCCCGGATACGGACAGCAGCACGGTCTACAACAGCCGTACCAGCACCGAAACCACGACTATTTCTCCGACCTTCAACCTGACCATCAGCGGCACGCAGGATGACAGGACGACGGCCCGGAAGGTCAAGCAGTGGGTGAACGATGCCATGAACGAGTTCTTCGAGAGCTTGGAGCGTAAAACCACTGTGACAAAGGAGGCCTAAGCATGGCGATTATCAATGGTCTCTATGTGCATGTGATTGACGAGAGTGCGGAGCGGGAGGTCGAATCGACCTCCCACCCCGTCGAGGAAGGCATGCCAACCTCGGACACGGTGAAGGCGAGGGGCCTTTCCATCTCACTCACCGGCAAGATCGTGGACTATGACGACGTAAAGGCAGTGCAGGTGCTGTCAAAGCTGAGGTCATGGCAGGCATCCGGTGCGCTTGTCCAGTATCACGGCAGGAACATCGCAGACTCCTTCCAGATCAAGTCTTTCCAGACTTCGCACCCGTACACCAACTACGGCGGCGCTGATTTCTCCATGACGCTGACTCAGGTACGCATCGCAAAAAGCGCATACGTTCCCAAGAAGGAAAGCGAAAAGGAAAAAGAGGAAGCTGCCAAGCAGAACGTGGAGATCACGGTGGGCTCCATCGTCGTGTTCAAGGGCGGCAGCGTGTATGTTTCCTCTGACGCGAAGAAGGCGGCAGCTACACGCGGACGCTCCACCTGCGAATGCACCAAGATCAACACAAGCACCTGGTCTGTTCATCAGTATCATCTGATTTCCACCGACGGCGGCAAGGTGTACGGCTGGGTTGACAAGGCCAACATCGAAGGTACCTCCTCAACCAGCACCAACGGCACCACCAACGCCGGAACGCAGCAGGTGACCAGCGGCAAGAATACCAGCGGCAGCAATACCAGCGACGAAGGGTACCCGATCTACCACCATGTGGTCAGTGGTGACACAGTATCCGCGCTGTGCGCACAGTACAAGCACCTGACCCCGCAGCCGCGCATCTCCACGGTGATGATCAACAACCCGAACGCTTTTACCAAGCAGGGCGTTGCCACCACGTTGAAGGTCGGTGCTTATCTGCTGATGGGTTACAAAAAATAAGGGGGAATGTAAATGACCGCGCCGGATGTATTGGAAATCAAAAAAGAGCTGTTGCCCTATGTGTGCAACATCCAGCTCGCTGGCGAGATATTTACATTGCGCTTCAACCACAATGCGACGGCTGACCTGTTCACGGTTGACCTTTACCGGGAGGGAGAGCTGCTCTGTGCCGGTGAGCCGATTGTGTACGGCAGGCCGCTTTGGGCTGACGTGCGCCGGGCGGGTATTTTCCCTGCCCTGGAGATCATCCCGAAAGACCCCAGCGGCGAGAGCAATGCCGTCACCTTTGACAACCTGGGCCGCACGGTGCTGCTGATTGTAGCCAATGGCGAGGGCGGTGAATCCGATGAATGATAATGCCTCCAAAGCCATCATGCAGAGCCATGACAACCCGCTGACCTCAGCGGTTGTCATGGCCTTCGATGCATGGAAGGAGCCGTTTGACATCCTCCCGGATGGCGTATTCGGCAGTGTGGCGATTGTGAGAAGCAGTCAGGTGACGATTGATTCCGAGAAGCTGGACGTGGAGTTCACCGTGCCATTCGACGATGATATGGAGCCCAACGAGGCGGAGATCGTCGTCTACAACCTGTCCAATAACACAATCAAACAGTTCAAAAAAGGCGATGCCATCTCCGTCGAGGCAGGTTACAAAGGCGATACAGGCGTGCTTTTCAGCGGGTACATCTCCAAGGTCAAGACGACCCGCGAGGGCGTGGACAAGGTGACGACCATCTATGCGATGGACGACATCAAAGACCACACCATTGAGAGCATCACCTATGCAGCTGGCACCAAGGCCAGCTACATCCTGAAGGAGCTGATCGGCAAGACCGGCATCCCGGTGGCTGTGTTTAATCCGCGGCGTGACCACACCTACAAAGACGGGCAGACCGTGGACGGCGATCTGATGCAGAACATCAAGCAGTACGCGGATGTCTGCGGGATCTCCGTCTATGTGAGCAAGGGCAAAATCTACGCCCGGCACATCAAAGAGGGCGACAACCTGAATTTTGAGGTATCAGTTGATACCGGCATGATTGGCTCCCCTGGCTCTTACGAAGAAGAAATCACTGCCGAGGACTTCACGGAAACGGTGGAAGGCTACGAGGTGGAGATGCTGCTGCAGCATCGCATGTGCGCCGGTGGCATCGTCAATCTGGCGAGCAAAGACGCGAACGGCACCTACCGTGTCTGCAGCGGCGAGCACCGCTTCTCCCCAGCTGGAGCCATTACCACCGTGAAAATGTACTAAGGGGAGGTGGAGACATGGGCAACATGTCTTTTTTTGATTCCGTTATCGAGAAGAAGCTGATGGGCTTGCATTGCGGGTACATCGGCAAGGTGATCTCGACAGACGGAGAGACGGCCACGGTTCAGCCGCTTGGCTTGATAAAAGATATAGGCGGCGTGGCGAGGCCGCAAGCCGTCGTTTCTGATGTCCCGATTGCATGCAAGTACAAGGTTGGCACACGTTCGATCAAGGACGGCAACGGAAGCTATGTGACCGTCGCCACGGCTACCATGATCACAAAAGGCGACCTTGTGGCTTGTCTGTGCGCTGACTGGGACATCACCGAGGCCCGCCGCGGCAACAATGAGCTGCCTCCCGCGGGCCGACACAGTATTTCCGACAGCATCATTGTCGGCATTCTTTGAGGGAAGGAGCGGATCACATGAAGGGCTTTGCTTTGGACGCAAACGGCGATGTGCTGATTGAGAACGGTCACATCAGCATTGTGGTGGGCGATGAGCTCACGCGGCAAAAGGTCTGGACGGTTCTGCGTACCAACCTGAAAGAGTGGTTTTTCGACTGGGAGCAGGGCATTGATTTCGGCAACCTTCTGGGCAAGGGTGTGGGCGAGGAACTTGCACGCTTTGAAATCGAGCGCGGCCTGGCCCAGGTGGACAGCACCTTCACCATCACGGAGTTTTCCTACAAGGTGGACAGGGCGGCCCGAAAGGCGACTGTCACCTTCAAGGCGCAGACTGCGAAAGGTGAAGAAGTTGGAGGTGAGTTTGCATGGGATTGACGGATAAGGGTTATCAGAGACGCACCTACGCCGACATCCTGTCTGAGAAAGAACGGCGGGCGAAGGAGCTCCTGGGTGAGGACATCGACACGAGCGACCAGAGCGTTCTGGGCAAGTACCTTCGCGTCAACGCCTACGACCAGGCGATTGCGGAGGAAGAAATCGAACAGGTCTATTATTCCCGCTTTCCCAATACGGCATCCGGGCAGAGCCTTGACCGGCTCATGGTGTTTGCCGGCATTTCCCGCAATCCTGCATCAGCTGCGGAATACCGGGTGCGGTTTACAGGCAAGGCTGGGTATGTGATTTCCGCGGGATTCCTGGTTGCCACGGACACCGAATTGACATACTGGACAATCCAGGACTACACCATCGGAAGCGACGGAACATGCCTCGCGGAGGTGTGCTGCTCCGATACGGGCACGGTGGGCAACCTTGCAAGTGCGGCGGCCATTTCCCGCATCGTGAACCCCGACGCGAACGTGGATGCTGTTGCCGGTGTTGAGATCATCAACGCTGGCATTGATGAGGAAAGCGACACAGAGCTGCGCAAGCGCTTTGCGGCGGCCGTCAGCGGTGCGGGCAGCGGCAACACCAACGCCATCCGTGCGGCGCTGCTGCGCATCCCCGGCGTGCAATTCGCGGCTGTGATCGAGAACGAAACGGATGGAGAAGACGGCTCAGGCAGACCCCCGCACAGCTTTGAATGCTATGTGCAGGGTGGGGAAGGCAAGCGGCAGGAAATTGCGCAGGCCATCTTCGACAAGCGCCCTGTGGGCATTCAGACCTGGGGCAATGAGTCCGTCACCATCACCGACCTCAGCGGCAATGCGCGAGTGGTCAGGTACACCTACGCTCCCGAGATTACCGTTTCGGTTTACATTCAGATTCGAACCAACGCATCCTTCCCGGATGATGGCAAGGATCAGATCAGCACCGCTGTATCGAATTACATCAACAACCTCGGCATCGGAAACTCCCTTGTGCTGTCCACCCTGTACGGCTACATCTACAGCGTCCCCGGTGTGACGGAGGTCACGACGCTCAAGCTGTCCACGAACGGCGGAGCGTATAGCACGGACAACATCACCGTGCCTCAGTATGGCACGGTGGTCTGCGCTGGTGTTGCTTTGGAGGTGGTGACGTGATCACGCGCTTTAACCGCGAGAACCACGTAAAAAACCTGCCGGACGCATACCGCAAGACAGCAGGGTCGAACAACGCCAAGATCCTCAGCGTTGAAAAAAGCGCGACCGACAAGCTGCGGGAGGCCGTGAATGCGATTTACGACAGCCTGGACATTGAGCTGGCCACGGGCAATACGCTTGACCTGTACGGTGAGATGCTGGGGCAGACGCGCGGCATTGCAACCGATGAGCAATACAGGGCGCTGCTCAAGGCACGCATTATCCGCAACCTGTCCGGCTCCGATCACAACAGCATCGTCAATGCCATCTGCATCACGTTCGGCTGCAACCCGGCCGACGTGCTGCTGACAGAGACGGAGGGCAAATGCGAGGTTGTGCTTGACGGCATCCCGTATGATGCCATCAACAAAATCGGCATGGATATTACATCCGCCACGAAGATCGTGCAGGCGCTCATCCCTTCCGGCGTTTCGTTCTCGTTCTACGGCTTCTCCGGTACGTTTGAGTTTGGCACCACGAGCATGGAATATGACGAGAATGCGGGCTTCGCGGATGAGGCGCAGACGATTGGCGGCACGCTCGGCTATGCCACTGACACCAGCACGGCATTGCCCGTATAAACGTATAGGAGGGTGAAAAATGGCTCTTAAAAAAACTGTGCCGGCATGGCACGCGGCAGGCGTTGAGCCTCCCGAATCATTGAAAACAAACGGCTTCCAGCCTGGGCAGAAACCCCCTGCCGCATACTTCAACTGGTACATGAACGGCATGAGTGAAGCTGTTGAGGAACTGCAGGAGAATCACAGCATCGGCGTGCCCGCTGTGGCGGCCACAAGCACTGACGGCGGCTACATCTACGCCGCTACCGTCCCCGGTGTGGACAGCCTTTTCAACGGCCTCACCATCACGATCATTCCCGACACGACCAGCGCATCTGCTCATCAGGGTACTTTCCTCGCCGTCAACAACCTCGGAGCAAAGCATATGGTGCTTCCTGTTGATGACAATAACACCACCTATGTGATGCCTACCGAGCCCGGCTTCTTTTCTGCGGGGAGTCCTGTCACCGTTCAGTATGACGCATCGGTTTCCAAGTGGAAAGTTGTAGGCCGCCAGAAGGTGTATGCGAGCAACGTGAATGGGCTTGCTACTGTCGCAACCAGCGGCAGCTATAACGACCTGAAGGACAAGCCCACGATCCCGGAAGGCGTTACCGTAGACTCCGCGCTTTCATCCTCCAGCGCCAATCCTGTGCAGAATAAGGTGGTCAATTCCGCGCTCAGCGCAAAAGCGCCGACGAGCCATGCAAGCTCCTCGACGACCTACGGCGCGGGCACAAGCAGCAACTACGGTCACGTCAAGCTGTCCGACTCCACAAGCAGCACAAGCGGAGTAAGCGGCGGCGTGGCGGCCACCCCGGCGGCGGTCAAGGCTGCCTATGATCTGGCAAACGGAAAGGCAGCAGCATCCCACACGCACAACGCGTCCGAAGTTTCCGCAGGCACCCTTGCAGGCCGCGTGCAGGGCAATGCAACCGCCATGGCGACGCTTTCCAACGCACAGGTCAGGAGCATCTCTGCCGGCACGTCTGATCTCACGGCAGGTACAAGCACTCTGGCAACGGGAACGCTGTACTTTGTCTATGAGTAAGGAGGTGAGCTGATATGGCACAAGGTGCTTATATCGGCGTAGGCGGCAAGGCGCGGAAGATCACCGGCGGCTACATTGGCGTGAACAGCAAGGCCCGGAAGATCATCAAGGCGTACATCGGAGTGGGCGGTGTTGCAAGGCCGTGTTGGAGCAGCGAAGAAATATCGTATTACGGCGCGATTACCTCTTTGAGCGTTGGCCGCAGTTTGCATGCCGCAACAACGGTAGGAAACTACGCTCTTATCGGCGGCGGCATGGATTCCTCCGGCAATTACGCAGCGAAGGTAGACGCATACAACAACACCCTGACCCGGTCTGAGCCTTACTCGCTTTCTTATGCACGAACCTATCTTGCTGCAGCCACGGTTGGCGATTATGCTCTTTTTGCTGGCGGCAAACTTAACAATTCGGACACTTCATCTGCGACGGTAGACGCATACGATACATCGCTTACCCAAGCCATGTTGACTTCGCTGCATGCTGCGCGAAATAAACTTGCCGCAACCAAGGTAGGAAACTACGCGCTTTTCGCTGGCGGCGTGGATGGCAGCACTTATAAAACGGCGGTAGACGCATACAACTCATCCCTTACCCGTTCCACGCCAACCGCGTTGAGCGTTGCGCGTTCCGAACTTGTCGCAACGAGGGTGAGCAACTATGCGCTTTTCGCTGGCGGTTATAATGGTTCGCGACTTTCCGCTGTAGACGCATACAACGCATCCCTGACGCGCTCTACGCCAACCGCGTTGAGCGTTGCGCGAAATGGCCTTGCCGCAACCAATGTGAGTGGCTATGCGCTGTTCGGCGGTGGTTACAACAGCACAAGCGGACGTACAGCCGCCGTGGATGCTTACAACGCGTCCCTTACTCGCTATACGCCAACCGAGTTGAGCTGGCCGCGAAATAAACTTGCCGCAACCACGGCGGGCAATTATGCTCTTTTCGCCGGCGGCTTGCATTCAAGCGGCGATTCTACGGTAGACGCATACAACGCATCCCTGACGCGCTCTACGCCAACTGAATTGAGTGTTGCGCGTTGCGACATTGCCGCGGCTACGGTAGGAAACTACGCGCTTTTCGCTGGCGGCAGTACAAATGGCGGTGCTGGTGGTGGTGTGAATACCGTTGACGCATATGTCTACAGAGAATAATTCGAGGGAGGAAATCAACATGAACAAGTACGCAATCTGGAACAAGCAAGACCCCATCCTGACCCCCATTGGCGAGGTGCTGACCGCCAAGCAGTGGATCGAGCGCTACCCCATCGCTGGTGTTGATAGCATCACCGTGGTCTGCGGCGGCGGTGAGATCAACGGCGCTTTCTTCGGCACGCTCGGTCAGATGGTGGATCTGTACACCAAGATGGGCTGCGATTTCTCCACGTGCGAAACCGCTGAGGACAAGCTGGCGGTTATTGAGGCATTCGAGGACGAACGCGAGGCGGCGGCGGCTGCTGCTGCCCAGGCGGCGGCTGAGGCGGAAGCCATCAACGCGGAGCGCACCGCGGCGGCCCTTGAAGCCATTGCCTCCGGTCAGTCTACCGAAAACATGGCGGCGATGAATGCGCTGCTGAATGGGGAGGAATAAGACATGACGAACAAAGTTCAGCAGGCTCTTGAGCTGCGCAAGGCGCTGCAGCTTTTCCTCGCGTCCATGGACGTTGACACCCAGGCGGCGGACATGATGGCGGTGGCCACCGTGTTCCCCAAGTACAAGATCGGCAAGGCCTACAAGGTCAAGGAAGTGTTCTCCTATGGCGAGAATGCCGTTGGCGATCCTCAGCTCTACCAGGTTCTTCAGGCGCATACCTCGACGGCTGAGTGGGTGCCGGATGCTTCCCCCAGCCTGTACAAGAAGATCGGCGTGACTGAAGACGGTCATGCCGAATGGGTGCAGCCCCTTGGTGCATCCGACGCTTACAACACCGGCGACGTGGTGAGCTTCAACGGCACGCTGTATCGCTCCCTGATCGACGGCAACACCTGGGCTCCCGATGCTTACCCGGCGGGCTGGGAAGCTGTGGAAGCATAACAACATAGGCAGGAGGGAACAAAATGCCTTATGAAAGACTGAACCTGAAAAACGGTCAGGTATTCTCCGCGGAGCACCTTGTGCACATGGAGAAGGGTATTGAGGCCGCGAACGAAAGCGCTGCTGCTGCTGTCAACCTCACGGCTGCGGCGGCCACCAGCGCGTCTGCGGCCCTGAGCCAGGCGGCGGCTGCGGCTACCAGTGCAGCTGATGCCGCAAAGAGTGCGGCCAACGCGGACGAAAAAGCCTCCATCCTTGGTGGCGATAAAGCCGCCCACCAGCAGCTTGTCACCGACAAGGATGGCAATACGGCGTGGGTGGAACGGCTGGCATGGAAGGAAGTCACCACCGAGAAGGGCTACGCCTACATCTATCAGGATGCAGAGATGGTGGCTATGGACGGGCGGTATCAGCTTCCCGCCCCGCCTGTATCCTCCCCTGTGGCTGGTGAAACCTACACGATCATCATCGGCGGCAATGAGTACACAAGCAAGTGCGTGGATATTTCCGCTTTTGCGGTTGGGCAGGAAGCCTATGTATTCGGCAACACGGCAATGACTGACGATGATTTTCCTCTCGAAAACCCTGCCCCGGATGCAACGTACCTTATCCTGCTTGTGCCGGGTGGTTCTGACGGCTTCTATGGCACGGCTGTGTTCGCTGACCCTGTGGATTCCCCCGTCCTGACGATCAGGAGCGCGGCGGAAGTCGAAACCACGACCACCGACATCAAGAAGGTGGACAGGGAACTGCTTGACGTTCCTACCCCTGACATGGATGCGCTGGAGGGCGAGGAAGGGCACATCGCGAATCGGCCTTGCTGGGCGTATGAAATCCCGGGAGGGTGGATTGTGTGGGACGGCGAAACCGAAGGCAAGGAAATCCTGTCTGTCACGGTGAACGGCACGACTCAGATACTGGGTTATAAGGTATGTCCTGTCCCGTTGAACAAGTATTCCTTCGACAAGGGCGGCGCATATTTCCCGATTTTTGTTCAGAACGATGCGGGAGAGTCGCAGTCAAGCTGGATTTTGTCAAAGATGGAAATGTTTCTCGCCCCCTGTCTGTACGGACTCTACGCAAGTGGTGACACAAGCGGTGCGCCGAAATACATCTCCTACGACAAGGAGAAAACCGGCAATTTCCTCGGAGAAATCGACGGTAGCGCCGGCATCTACATTGCTACAGATTGGGCCGCACAGTATCCGCACATCAAATTTGCGCTCGACGCTATTTACAAACCGCTTGACGCGGAAGTGCTTCCCCCGCCTGACAATTTGAACGGCGTGTACTACTACCGCTGGAGCCAGACGGCAAGGAGTTGGCAACCCGTCACCATCGACCAGCTAAAGGCTGACCTGGGCTTGACTGAAACCACGACTGCCACGACAGGTGAATAAAACCAACCGGGGGACGGCGATGTGCTGTCCCTCTCCGCTTCGGCGGTCAAATGAACATAAGGAGCATAACGACCGATGACCACATACCAATGGCTCTGCGTGCTGGGTATTCCGACGATCCTGCTCACGATAGGCGGGCTTGTCGTCGGCTTCTTCCGCAGCCAGCAGAATCAGATCAAGGCCGTGCGGCTGGGCATCCAGGCCCTTCTGCGTGCGCAGATGATCGCCGACTACAACAAATGGGCAGACCGGGGCTATGCTCCGATCTACGCCCGGCAGAATTTTGAAAACTGCTGGGCTCAATACCATGCACTGGGTGCCAACGGCGTGATGGATGACATCCACGTCAAATTCCTGGCACTCCCGACCGAACCACCTGAGAAAGGGGATTAACAACATGAAAGATCAGTTTGTGAAGTGGATCAAGGCTGCGGGTGTCCGCGCGATCAAGACCGTCGCCCAGACCGCTGTGGCGACCATCGGCACCTCTGCCGTGATGGGCGAGGTCAACTGGATCATGGTCGGCAGCGCTGCGCTGCTGTCCGGCATCCTGTCCCTGCTGACCAGCGTCGCGGGCCTGCCTGAGCTGGAAACCGGCAAAATCGAATAAAAGGGAGGCGGAGCAATCCGCCTCTTTTTTTATTACATCAATCAACGCGTAATCAACGCGTTAAGTGATACATCAATACATCAAAAACGCGTCAAGTTGAACATTTGAAGCATCAAAAGTTCGACTTGATGTAAAAAAACCGCGTTTTTTTGCACATAGTTGCCACGATGCGATGTGCAAAGAGGTAACTTTGTGCAAAAACTATGCGATTTTTCATAGTTTTATGAGAGCGGAGGGAAAAAACATGGCAACAATCAAAGGTCAGACCATCGCGAACTATGCCATCAGCAAGATCGGGTGCGCGTATATCTACGGCGGCTATGGCGAGAAGAAATGCACGCCCGCTTTCCGCAAGGAGCGCGCCAAAGCCTACCCGGAGTACAAGTCGAACATGTACAACAACTGCCCCGTCCTGAGCGGCAAGCAAAGCTCCTGCACGGGCTGCAAGTACAACGGCAAGCAGGCGTATGACTGCGCCCAGCTCACGCGCTACAGCTGCAAGGCCGCCGGGCAGGAGTTGGTCAGCGGCGCGAACAGCCAATGGACGAAAACCGCGTGGGACAAGAAGGGCACCATTGACAGCCTGCCGGATGTGCCGGGCGTGATCCTGTACCACATCAATGACAAGGGCCGCATGAGCCACACAGGCGTTTATATCGGCGGCGGTTATGCGGTGGAAGCGCGCGGGCACTCCTACGGCGTGGTCAAGACAAAGGTGTCCTCCCGCAGCTGGACGCACTGGGCCGCGCTTCCTGGTGTCCTGGACGGCGCAGAAACGCCCGTAGAGCCGCCTGCGGCGAAGGATGAACAAATACCCGTCCCCGAGGCCGGAGGGGCCACAGCGGGCGAATCTGGAGGGAAAACGTGCATGGTAGAATTGAACGTGTTGAAGAACGGCAGCAAGGGCAATCAGGTGAAGACGCTGCAGCGGCTCCTGAATGCGCTTGGCTATTCCTGCGGCGACGTGGACGGCAGCTTCGGCCCGAAAACGCTGGCAGCCGTGAAGAAGTTCCAGAAGGCCAAGGGGCTGGAGGTTGACGGGTACTGTGGCCCGCTGACCTGGGCGGCCCTGCTGAAATAACACAAGGGATAAGTCAAGAACGTAAGAGATAAGTCAAGAACATAAGGCAACTTGACAAGTCGGGGCGGCGGATGTATAATACTGCCGCGACAGATCCATATACCACGCTTCTGGCTTGTGTATGGCGCAACAGCTGCGAGCACCACCGCAGCAACAAAAAGAGGGAGAGGCTTCGGCCTCTCCCTTTTTTGCGTTTATTCAGCATCCCACAAAGAGCAGCCAGACCATGACCGCCAGGATGGCGCTGATCATAGGCTCTACCCACCAGGGGGTGGTCTCGGTGTTGCGCTTGCGGGCCTTCCGGTTCGCGGTGATCTCATTCACGCGGGCAAGTGATGCGGCGGCTGTCATGGTGCTGTCCTTTCTGCCCTGTGGGCGTGTCGTCAGTTTACGATGATGAAGTGCTGGCCCTCAAAAAGGAGGGCGCAGCCGTGCAGGCAGGGGATCATGAGGACGCGCTTGGCCGGGTTGCGAATGCTGCGCTCCAGGTCGGCCTTGCTGGCCTGCTTTGCTGTGAGAACCAGCAGGCCGTCGTCGTTGATGCGCCATCCCTTGTCGAAGAAGTATTCGCGCATCCTTTGGTCAAACTGTGGGCGGGTTATGGTGTCGGTCATGGTGATCGTCCTTTCGTAAGTTGATGGTAAGTTGATCGTCAGTTGATCCTCTTGAAGCCGAAAGAGTCGCAGAACCAGGTGCCGGAGCCTTCCAGCTCCACCAGGTCGGAAATACTCAGGCTGCGCATGTGGTAGCTGTTGGGGCGATCCGGCGCGTTGTGCTCCATGAAGATGAGCTCCAGCACATCCTGCACGCTTTCGTTCTCTCGCGGGTCGATGTAGCCGGTGTAGACGCGCTCGTATTCGGACTTGTTCACGCCGCCGTGGGCCATCGCCCAGCGGTAGTCCATGAAGGTGTTGGCGTGTTCACGGGGAAGCATGTAAATGGTGTACATCATGGGGATCATCCTCTCTGCCCGCGTACAATGCCCACGGGCGGGCGGTCTGTTTATCGGCCGTAGTATTCGCACTGGTGGAGCATGGGGTAGGGGCTGCGGAACATGCGGGTGGCTTCAGGGCTGATGAAGCGCTCCAGGTACTTGATGTCGTCCTCGTCGAGGCTGTCCAGCTCACCCTCAAGCCCGGCCTTTACAATGAACAGGTTGCCGACCAGCATCACCTGGCCCATGTTGTCGATGGCGCTGACCTTGGGAGCGTCTGCGAACATGCCCTCCTCGTCGCAGATGATGACGTAGGGGCGGCCCTTGCGTGCGCCGATCCAGCGCGTGGGCATCTCGACCAGGCGGCAGCCCAGGATGTCGTAGAAGCCCTGCAGGGAGTAGTCGATGGTCGTGACGCTGGCCTTCTCGTTGGCCACGTCGATCAGGTAACCGGTGATCTTCTTCATGTTGGTGTCCTCCTTATTTCTTCTTGGCAATGAAGCCAGCCTTGACGTACTGCTTGAGGATGTCCTTGGTGACGGGGCGGTCGTAGGTGTCGCCGGCCTTGATGCCGGGGAAGCGGCGGGCCATGATGGCCGCGCCCTTTTCGGTGTAGATGTACTGCTTCATGGTGTCCTCCTGCCGGGTTATACCGCCCGGCCCGGTGTCGTGGGTGTCAGCCGATGGTGGCATTGATTTCGTCGCGGGTGGTAAGGAGCTTCATGATCAGGTCGTGATCCATTTTGAACTCGATGGCCTTGTGGGCCAGGGTTTCATAAACTCTGGCTTCCCAGTGCGCAAGCACGTCGCTCATCTCGCCGGTGAAGTCGTTGTTCTCCTTGCAGATCATGGTGTTCGCGACGGTGTGCGCACCGTCGATGAAGCCGATCATCCGGCTTGCCCACCGCTTGGCCTCGTCGTAGTCCTTGGCGTTCTTGATGATGCTCTGGTACTCGGCCATCTGCTCGATCAGGTTGCTCACGTACATCATGGTGTTCATAGCCTTCATTGTCTTGCTTCCTTTCTTTCGTCCGGGCTGTTGCCCTGTGTTCCTTTCCACGTGTATATAATACCACGGATTCCGTGGTTTCGTCAAGGGGGAAAATGAAGTTTTTTCAGATTTTTTTCAAAGAAAAATCCGGGACTATTCGTCCCGGATGATTCCTTCCTTTTTCAGTTTATACAGCATCAGATCAATCAGGTACGGCTTGCACTTCGCAATGCCACGATCCCAGTCTTCGATGTTCCGTTTCGGAATGCCGAAATAATCCTGGAACTCCTTTTGCGTCATGCCTGACAGCCTGCGCAGCTCCTTGAAGTCCATTTCCTTTTCGCCGCCCGCGAGTTGTTCTTTGCTCCCAACACGCATGTATACAGCAGCCTTCATTTCGTTGTCTTTTTTCATAGTTACAATTCCTTTCGATTTGGGATATTTATTCCCGCCTTTTGCCCGGCGGGTGGGGCTGGTGGTTAAGAATGGTACTCGAACATCACAAGCCAGCAGACCTTGGCCTTGTCCTTCGACTTGATGCGCTCCTGCCGGACTTTCTGCTCCAGATCCTTGATCTTCGCGTCGTACCTGGCAATGCGGTCAAGCGTGGTGGCGCTCCGAAGGTCGTTCCGGCAGAGCGGGCAATAGTCGCTTGGGAGCAGCACGCGGCTCAGCTTCGACCCGCATTTCTGACAGCCAACAAAGTCGGCCTTGAATTTCTTCACAGTATGCTCAGCCATGTACTCCTGACGTGCTTTCCTGGTTTCGCTGATCTTTGCATGCAGCGCTTCGACCTGTTTGCTGGCGGCCATGCTTGCCAGGTCGTAATACTTGACCGCCACGCCGGGGTAGAAGCCGTCGTCGTGCTGGTGAAGGAACTCCTTTGCGGCCTCGTAGTCGTCGCAGGTGAGCATCGGATGGAAAATGACGTGCTCCGTGCCGTATCCGTCGCCGCTGGTGCTGACGATGTGCTGCACGGTGCTGATGATCTCATTGCGCGAGGTACTTGCAGGGAATGAGCGATAGCAGATGTTGTGCATGGTGTTTCCTCTCTGCCCGCGTACAATGCCCACGGGCGGGCAGGTTGTGTCAGAATGTGATTTCGCGGGACTTCTTTCCGGTGGTCGTGTTATATTCGATAACGCACTTGGTCGGAGCGTAGAGGTGCCTGGTGAATATCTCAGCATGCTTCCTGGCATAATTCTCAGCCCCCTTGACGGATCGGCAGCTTGCCCGTGTCTTGTGGGTTCCATCCTCTGCAATTTCAGGGATGGGCTTGTCGAAGTAGAAACAGAAGCGGTACATCTTGCAAGTGGTTTTCATGGATCGTCCTTTCTGCCGGATACGATGCCTCCGGCGGGGCGGAGTGTTATTTACACAGGGCATCCCACTGATCTTTGCTCAGGTAGAAATCACGCCCATTTTCGTCCAGCAGCTCAAGTACCTCGACGAGCGCATCTTGCTTGTCAAGGTAGTCGTTCTTCCCTCTGCGCTTGTAGTCTTCCCATTTGGCGTTGACAAGCGCGGGCAGATCAGCCCTGATCGTACTGCAGTTACACAAGCGCTCATACACATCAGCGGGCAGGGTGTCAGTCCATTTCTTGGTGTTCATGTTTTTCCTCCTTTGATTCGTTACGACCTTGAACGTGACTTCGTGGCCGGGGTTCTCGGCGATGAGCCGCTTTTTGACATCATCAACCAGCATGTTGTTGTCGAGGGCTGCCTGGATCACTTCGACCAGCTTCTTGCCGTCGAGGTAGGCCCAGATGTATGGGAGCTTGTTCCTCATGGTTCCATCCTTTCTGCCGGGATATGATGCCTCCCGGCGGGGCGGATCTGTCAATCTTCTTGGTACACACAAGGAACGTGCTGATCTTCCGGCCCATCGGCCCAGGAGTCATACACACGGAAGTTTCTCGGGTTGTGCTCCGCGATGTAGTCCTTCTTCCTCGCACTCCTAATAGCTGCCTTCGCACTCCTGATCGTGCTTGCGTTGCACAGCATGTGGTCATTGCTTCCGCACACAATCCGGTCGCTCTCGAACATGATGAAGAATTGCTTGCTCATGGTGACCTTTCTGCCCTCGTGACCTCCGGGGCGGGGAGTTGTTTATAGCTGGAATGCAACCGCAGCATCTCGTTCAGAGTGGCCAGCAGCTAAGCAGCGATTATAACGAATCATCTTCCGTTCAGCCTGAATCTCCCGGATACGCTTCAGCGTGGGCCAATCAACGAGTGCACCGACACAATATGCCTTGTCCATCAGGTTTTCGACTTCTTCGATCCTATCGAAAATGGAATCATCCCACGGGCGTTCGTCGCACTCCATTTCGATCTCCATCACCTTCAGCCGTTCATACATGCTGTGCAGGTTGAAATGCTCCGATTCATTCACGCGATACTTCTTCATGGTTTCTGTCCTCCATGCGGGGTTATACCGCCCCGCCCGGTGTCCTCTTTGCTTATTCCTCGTCCCAGGCGGCCAGCTCGGTGAAGTAGGCCACCGCCTGCTCGTAGAGGCTGTCAACGACGGCGGCGAAGCCCTCGTTGGTCAGCACCTCGTCATCGTAGAAGCGGGAGAAGTCCTCGTCGTCCATGTAGGGGGTGAAGTCGCGGTCAGCCGTGAAGGTGATGTCTGCGTCATAGAAGCCCTTGAGCATCTGCTGCTCGTCGGTCATGTGCAGGTAGTAGGTGCAGGTGTCCTGGGTGTCGTGCTCCATGGACTGGCAGTCGGCGAGGTGGGCGGCAATGGATTCGCGGGTGAAGGTGATAGTCATTGTCTTGCTTCCTTTCGTGCGGTCGGTAGTGCGGGGTTCCTGTCTACGTTTACTATATTACCACGGATTCCGTGGAAATGCAAGGGGCAAAATACAAGTTTTCTGACTTTTTTCAAAGAAATTTTCGCAAACAGAAAAAGAGCCAGGGATTTCTCCCCGGCCCTTCTTTCACTTTTTATATCTGCGCTCAAAGTCTTCTCGTGAGATCATGCCGTTCACGTACAGGTCAAACAGCTTTTCGTTCCGTTCCCGCTTTTCCTTCTCCAGAAACTCCTGCCGGCGCTCCCTGTTCCTCTGGGCGATCTCCTTCATCAGTTCCAGCTTTTCACGGATGGTCATTTTCTTCTCAGCCATTGATAACACTACCTTTCTTTGGTGTGTACATCATAGGTAAGCGGGTGAACCTGCCTCCCCATGATGTACATATTGGGTATAACTTTAGAGCTGCAAGGTGATGTGCAGCCGGAACCTCGTCTGGCGGCGCTTGCGCTCGATGAACTCATACTCTATTTTCTTGACTATCGCCTTCAAGAGGCGGTTTTTTTGTTCTGCGGAGATTGTGTCATCCCGCAGGCCAGCGATGGCATCCTGCAGCTTGATGATCTTGTTCTGATAGTTGATCTCCTTGGGCATGTTCTGCTTGGCCTCGTAAATCTTCGACCGCAGCTCCTCCATCTGAGCATGAAGGGCTTTGTTCCGCTTCACGAACACTTCCTCGGAGTAAGTGCCACTTTCCAGCAGATCATGCTGCCGTTCTTCCTTGGCGTGCAGTTCAGCCATTTCGGCGTTCATTTTTTCGATCAGCTTCTTCTGGATGCTGGCGGACTTGCCCTCATCGTTGTGCAGCTTGACCTCCATGTCCGGCAGGTGTTCCATTTCCAGCGCGAAGGCCACGGCCTCAATCACCTCGCGGAGCTTGGCGGAGTTTGCCTTGCAGCCGTGTCGGTTCCGGCACTCGATGCGTGTCTCTGCGTGTGGGTACGGGTGCTGTGCCAACGCTTTGCCGCAGCTATGGCAGACGATCAAGCCGGCCAGCGGATTCTGCAGGGGCATGTCCCATTTCGCACGAGGGTTATTGTCCATCTTTTCCTGGGCCGCCTCGAACAGCTCCAGCGGCACGATTGCCTGGTGCTTGCCCTTGGCAATGATCACCTTGTCATCCGGCTGTCGCACGGATCGGCTCACGACCTGGCCGTTTTCGATGGTCTTTTCTGTTCTGTACTTCCCGAAGTATACCATGCCGATATAGTGCTTGTTTTGTAGCATTGCCCGGATGGACGATTTCTCCCACACCTTGCTCACGGTTGGCCTGATGCCCAGGCTGTCAAGGTGGCGGGCGATCTGTAGGTAGGTCTTACCCTCGTTGACGTACATCTCAAAGGCCATCAGCACGGCAGCAGCAGCATCGTTCGGTTTGAGGGTGTGCACATCGTCGATGACGGCCTTATCATAGCCGAACGGCGGGATGTTGCCGATGTATGCGCCTTTTTGCTTGATGGCATTCTCCCGGCCTATCAGCAGCACGCGCTTTGTGTATTCCAGGTATGAGCGGCCCTGCATGAGCTCCTGCTCGAAAAACTGCCGGTGCATCTCGTTCGTCAGGTCGTAGGTAATGCGCGGCGTGATGATCTCCGTCCGCGTATACCGAAAAGCATTGACGACGGTGCCGCATTCGGAGAGGTCGCCACGGGAAAGGCGGGAGCTATCAGCGACGATGCAGCCGCGCACCTTTGGGTCTTCTACCCGTGCAAGCACCTCCTGCATTTTCTCACGTTCGGCGATTGTCTCCCCCGATCCGATCTCCCGCAGGATGCAGTGCTCGGGGATGTATCCGCCCAGCGTTCTCAACGCGAAGTCCTGCAGCATCTTTTCGTGCTTCTCCAGCACTTCTTCTACTGATTCCAGCGGATTGTCCGCCCTCGATTTCCGAAGGTACATGATGTACTCGTCGGATGTTAGGTAAACCTCTGACATTTCATTTTTCCTCCTGTGTGGTTGCAACTATGTTGCAATGTTTGTTGCAAAGCTGAAAGTGTCACCTCCTTTATTCTCAAAAGTGGTATTTTCCATTTTTGAAACAACCACCTCCTTTCATGTCTTTTTGTGTCGGCGGGCACTGATCCGGCCCATGATTGTACTATACTGGCAAGGGAACGATTCCCATTTGTCAGAGATAACTGGAATAGGGTACAATGACCCATGAACACGCGTTCTGCCCCGATAAAATTGAATTAAAGGAGGAATTTGCTTTGAGAGAAAGACTCTTGAAATCAATAAACGCGTTGCTCGAAAAGTGTGAAGATTTGGCCTTGCTGGACTTCATACTCAAATTACTTCAGAAAAGCCGATAGACTTTCGAGCTTGTCTGAGTCCATCTTATAGAGAGAAGACACAGCGTCGAAAAACGCTTTGTCATTACGAAGCCTTACAACGATCTGCGCAAGCAGGTCGTTGTTTTTTTGCTCTTGTGTTCTTTCCTTCTTGCAGTCATAACCCCACAGCCACATTTCAGATACGTTCAATGCAACCGCCAGTTTGTAGACTACATCCTGCTTTGGCTCATATCGGCCTTTCAGGTAGTTGGATAGAGCGCCTTTATCAATGCCGGTTTCTCGAACGAGATCCACCTGACGCTTCCCGGCTTCCTCCATAGCGATGCGGAGGCGATTCGCTGTGCTGTCTATCCGCTCAAATTTTGCCATACTAACCCTCCTTTGCGATGGGTATAATATACCACCGAAATTGAGAAAATACAATAAAAACACGAAAATTTTATAATAAAAGTCGTGAAAATTCAATTTTCCCCCTTGACATTACTTGCGAGTAGTATTATCATGTTTTCGGGTTTTGAAATCAAAACTACCCAGGAAGGAGCGTGAGAGCATGAGTTACGATATGCTGCGTGGCAAGATTCGCGAGGTTTTCAAGACGGAAACCGCCTTCGCCATCGCGATGGGTATGAATCCGGCGACCCTGAGCGCCAAGCTGAACAATACGACCCCGTGGAAGCGGGAGGAGATTGAGAAGGCTTGCGAGCTGCTGGGAATCCCGATTGAGCATGTCCACCTATATTTTTTTTGCAAAAAGTTTTGAAATCAAAACTTGAAGGAGGCCACACCATGACCATCCGCGAGAAATTGAAGCTGATGGAAGAAATCAAAAAGAAGAACGCCAAACGAGTGCGCGAGTACCTGAAGGCCAGGAAGCAGGGGTGATCCGATGGAAGCCCGGACGAACACCTATACATACGGCTTGTGCGAGATCGTCGTTCACCGGCCCGCCCTTGATGACAAGGAGCGACACAAGCGCGAGGACACCCTGCGCCGGGCCGTGACGGCCTTCGGCAAGGAGATGCACAAAAGCGAGGTGACCAAGAATGCTGCCAAGAAGACCACGCTGGCCCCGCTATACGGATGACGGCCCCGCTGACTGGGACGCATACTGCGAGCACCAGGACGCGCTGCACGACATGTTCCCGCTCTGCATTGAGTGCGACCATGTGATAGACGACGAGCGCTGCTGGGACTTCGGAGACGGCCCGATGCACGAGGAGTGCGCGGAGAAGAAGTACCTCAAGTGGACTGCCGATCTTATTGAGTGAGAAGCCAACGCTGCACTTTCGCAGCGGAAAAGCGAAAACTGCTGCGCTATCGCAGCGGACACGAAAGGAGGAGGCAGGATGCAGAAAATCGACTTCAAGGCCCTCATGCACGTCATGGCCTGCCGTGACAGGCTGACGGCCCAGGAATACGCCACCCTTCGCGGCCAGGTGCTTGCCGGCGACGGCGACGGTGCCCTCAAGGGCCTGCGGAAGATCCTGAGCCGCGAGAACGAACGTTAGAAAGGAGTGGCACCATGGCACCGCATGTGCAGGTCATCCTGATCATCTGCTGCACCGTCACCGCGCTGGCCTACGCCTTCGTGCTGATGATGTGGCTGGTAGCCAAGTACAAGAAGCAGTAACAACACCCGAGAAAATGAAAGGAGCGCAAGAATGAAACTTTACGAGATTGAATGGGCGATCATGTCCTGCATCGACCCGGAGACAGGCGAAGTCATTGACGAGGAGAAGCTCAATGCCCTGAACATGGATCGCTACGAGAAGATTGAGAACGTTGCCATGTGGGTGAAGAACCTGGTGGCAGAGGCCGAGGCTTACAGGGCCGAAAAAGAGGTCTTTGCGACCCGTGAGCGTGTCGCCCGGAACAAGGCTGAATCCCTCAAGAAATGGCTCGAATACGCTTTGCAGGGCCAGAAGTTCACCTCCACAAAGGCTGCCGTCAGCTTCCGCACGTCAGAGGCGGTGGAGATCACAGACCCGGAGTTCTTCCGCATGTGGGCAAGCAAGGAAAACACCGATCTGCTGAACTACAAGCTGCCGGAGCCCAACAAGACGGCCATCAAGGAGCTCATCAAGAAGGGCGAGATCGTGCCTGGCACACAGCTGGTCAAGCGATCCAACATCCAGGTGAAATAAGGAGGGCTGACGCATGGCAGAGTACATGTTCCGCGACCTGCGGAGTGATGAGATTGAGTGCCGTGTCGCCCAGGCAAAAGAGAACGGCGTTTCCGTGCTGCTGTACAAGGATGCACGGTGCGACATGAACATTCTGGATGAGACCGTCGGCCCGATGAACTGGAAGCGGCAGCACAGCCGCGACAACGCCAACTGCACCGTGTCCCTGTGGGATAAGGAAAAGCAGATGTGGATCAGCAAGGAGGACACCGGCACCGAGAGCAACACGGAAGCCGCCAAGGGCCTTGCATCGGACAGCTTCAAGCGCGCTGCATTCAACTGGGGGGTTGGTAGGGAGCTGTACACGGCCCCGTTCATCTGGATTCCGGCGGCGAAGTGCACGGCATTGAAGCAAAACGGCTCCCGCTGGCAATGCTATGACAGCTTCGAGGTTGAGAAGATTGTCATTGAAAACAAGCGCATTGTGGCCCTGGCCATCAAGAATAGCAAGACAAAAGAGCGCGTCTTCGTCTGGCAGGATGAGGACTGGAAGAAGAAAAAGGAGGCACAACAATGAGCAACCACACCATCGAGCGCGAGCCCGACAACATGATCAACTACGTTACGATCCCGATTTGGGAGTACCGAGACCTTGTGACCAAGGTGGCTCGCTATGAGCTGCTGCAGGAGCAGGAGCGTCAGCAGAAGGCCGAAATGGAAGCATTCAGGGCATCCCTGCCCCATGTGATCGTCACGAAGACCGAGCCGGGCGATACCGACAAGAAGGCCCCGGCCAAGAAGGCCAAGCCCGCCATCTCCACGGAGATCAACGAGAAGTAAAGGAAGGCACAAAAGATATGGATAACGCATTGCGCGAGAAGTTGCTGGAAATCTCCGGGATGGAGCTGGGCGAAAAGGTCATCGCAATCAATGAGGTCAAGGCCCTCCTGAAGGAGATCAGTCCCTTTACCGCCGAGCCGGTGGAATGTGTCCAGTGGGTCAAGGCAGATCAGGTCATCGCCAACGACTACAACCCGAACAGCGTTGCTCCTCCCGAAATGGAGCTGCTGCACGTTTCCATCCAGGAGGACGGCTACACCCAGCCGATTGTTGTATGGCAGCATGACGGCATTTATGAAGTCGTTGACGGCTTCCACCGTAACCGCGTCGGCAAGGAATACCAGGACATCGCAGACCGCATTCACGGCTACCTTCCCGTGGTCGTCATCAACAATGACCGCGAGGAAAAGGGTGACCGCATTGCTTCGACGATCCGACACAACCGCGCCCGCGGCAAGCATCGCGTCGAGGCCATGAGCGACATCGTGGTCGAGCTCAAGCGCCGGAATTGGAGCGATGCCAAGATTGCCCGCGAGCTGGGCATGGACGCGGACGAGGTGCTTCGCCTCTCGCAGATCACCGGCCTGGCTGAAATGTTCGCGGACAAGGAGTTCTCCACGGCGTGGGAGGTCGATATTTCTGACGACCTGGGAGGCGGCCTGGATGAAACGGATTTTTCATCACTATAACAAGTGGGAGGACTTCCACCACGGCATGTACGACGAGGACAGGGAGTCCCGCAATGAGCGTGTGAAGCTCGCGGCCTCCATCCTTGGTGATCCGGCCACCTGTGAGAAGGCAATGCGGATGGTGGTTGACACCTGGCCGGTGGCGACGGAGTTCAACCTTTCCAACGCCGGGATCAACCGCCGCGCGTGGCTGGGGCAAGCCTGCTGCAGCATCTACGGCGGCGTGCATGAGGACGAAACGCGGGAAGCCTGGGGGCTGCTCACCATTCCCCAGCGCACCACCGCGAACGCAATCGCAACCACCGTCATCAAAGAATGGCTGCACACACACGATACGGAACACGGGCAGCAGATTTCCATGTTCGATGAATGGAGGGCTATGTTTTGAAAACATATCTCAGCATGAATGTTTACGAGGCCGCCAAGCAGCGCATTGCCTGGACGTTTGACACGTTCGAGCGCATCTACGTCTCGTTCTCTGCCGGCAAGGATAGCACCTGTATGCTCCACATGGTGATGGACGAAGCCATCAAGCGCGGGCGCAAGGTGGGCGTGCTGCTGATTGACCTTGAGGGCCAGTACAAGAAAACCATCGACCACGCGGAGAAGTGCCGCGAAATGTACAAGGATCACTCGGAATGGTACTGGTGCTGCCTGCCGATCCATCTGCGCAACGCCGTCTCGGTGTATGAGCCTTTCCGGAAGTGCTGGGACGCTGAGGCCGAAAAGAACTGGATTCGCCCCATGCCCAAGGATTGCATTTCCGATCCGGCCTATTTCCCGTTCTTTGTGGACGGCATGGAGTTCGAGGAGTTTGTGCCGCTATTCGGTGAATGGTATTCGCAGGGCAAGAGCTGCGCGTGCTGCGTGGGCATCCGATCCGACGAAAGCCTGAACCGATACCGCACGATTGCCAACCGGTACAAAACGCCGTATGAGGGCCGGATGTGGACGACAAAGGTCACGGAGCATACATACAACGTCTATCCGATCTACGACTGGAAGACGGAGGACGACTGGATTTACCAGGGCAAGAACCCCGATAAGCCCTACAATGAGCTGTATGACTACATGCACCTGGCCGGGCTTACCATCCATCAGATGCGCATCTGCCAGCCCTACGGCGACGATCAGCGGCGCGGCCTGTGGCTGTTCCACCTGATCGAGCCCGACACCTGGGCGAAGGTAGTGGCCCGCGTCAATGGCGCGAATAGCGGTGCTATGTACATCAACGAGCGCGGCAACATCAACGGCTACAACAAGGTCTCCAGGCCGGAGGGCCACACCTGGGAGAGCTTCGCGAACCTTCTGATCAACTCCATGCCCCCGAAAACGCAGGAGCACTACAAGAACAAAATCTACAAGTTCGTCAAGTGGTGGCAGGAAAGAGGCTACCCCGACGGCATCCCCGATGAGGCCGACTACCAGCTCGAACAGAAGAAGGATGTGCCCAGCTGGCGGCGCGTGTGCAAGTGCCTGCTGCGCAATGACTACTGGTGCAAGGGCCTGTCCTTTACCCAGCAGAAATCCTCCGCCTATGAGCGTTATCTCGAAATGGTGAAGCGCAAGCGTGAAGAAGACACGAGCACGCCGAGCTTCATTTGATGAAAGGGTGAAAACCATGTTGATGCAGATTGACAAGCTGGAAGACCGGCTGGCCGTGGCGACGATCCTGGTCAAGAACGGTTACAAGGTTTGGACAGAGAAGACCAAGCTGGGCGGGAAGACCATCACCCTCCTGGCGGCAGAAAGGAATGGTGTATATGAACAAAATCATCTTGATCGGCAACCTGACTAAGCCGCCGGAGCTGCGCGCCACCCCCCAGGGCGTGACGGTGTGCAACTTCGACATCGCCGTCAATGAGAAGCGCAACGGCCAGGACAACACGATGTACTTCCGCGTGAATGCCTGGCGCGGCCTGGGCGAGAGCTGCGCGAAGTTCCTGGCCAAGGGCCGCAAGGTGTTCGTCTCCGGCCCTCTGAGCTACCGCACATATCAGGCCAACGACGGCAGCACCCGCGTGCAGCTGGAGGTCACGGCGGAGGACGTTGAGTTCCTTTCCAGCCGCAACGATGACCAGGCGGCGGCACCCGCTGCGCCTGCTGCTCCGGCTCCCGCGCCTGCGGTGCCGAATAGCGGCTACACCGAGGTTGAAACCGATGAACTCCCGTTCTGATGAACGGCCCGACTGAAAGAAAGGAAAAGCAAAAATGAAGAAGCGTATTGCCCTGGTTCTCGTTCTCGTTCTGATGATGTTTGCCCTTTGCAGCTGTGACGAGTATGTGGCAACCGGCACGGAAGCCGACGTTGCCCAGACGACAAAGAACGCGCATGGTCTGGCCCAACGCCAACCCACCCCGTCCGACATCGAGTACAGCCTGGAGCGCTACAACCTGATCCGCCGAGCATACTGGGTCAATGGTATGCGAGAAAAGGCGATCACGCTGCCCTGTGAGATCGACAGGCCCCTGGGCTACATCGTCCTCTTTGCGGGCAATGCGACAGTCGGCTCCTTCGTGGTTGACGGCAAGGTCTCCAGCCTGAACAGCTTCTTGACCCCGGATTCTCTGTTTTACGAAGTTGCTGGCGATTATATCAACGGTTCCTCCGCATATGAAAACGAATGGCTTGCCGACGTTGATGGCAGCTACGGCGAGAACGACAACGGCATCTTCTTCTTCACCCCGGACGGCAAGTACGTCGAGTGGACGGGCGAATACCTGTACAGCGATATTCCCTTCGTGGTGGATGCCCCCGTTGTGCGTTACGAGGTGAGCGACAATGAGTAAGGGCGAAAAGATTGTGCTCGCCATTGCGGCGTTTATCATCGCGCTGGTGCTGCTGTACAACTTCTCCCCGCTTTTCCGCGCTGATATGAATACCCATATGCACGCGGTGCAGAAGGCGGACGACGCGACGCGCTACGAGACCCTGAAAAAGGTTGAAGACACCTGCCGGGCGATGATCGCCAGCTATGAGGCGGACAAGCTGACCTGGCAGCAGTACAAGGACAGCGACTCGGAGGAGAAGCGCGGCTGGGCCGACCAGGCCATGATCCGCGCCAACCGCACGGCGGCCACCTACAACACATACATCCTCGAAAACAGCTATGTGTGGGCCGACAACGTGCCGGATGACATCGACAGGGATCTTCCCTACCTGACGGAGGAATGACAATATGCCGAATTGGGTTGAAGGTAACATCCGCCTGCGTGGCAAGCGCGACGGTATTGCGAGTTTTCTCAAAAATGAACTGATGTTTGTCGCCACCCCGGCTGGTAACATCCTCGGAAGCGTTGAACGTGATCTTGTATTCAACGACGATGGCTATGAAATCACGCTGAGCCGTCCAGAATGTGGCGAGAAGTACATTTGGCCGTCTAATTACATCAAAGATACTCGACGCAATTTCATCGATGGCGATTCTATTTCTGTAGAACCTGACGATGACCCCGAATGCGTGCAAACGGTATGCATCGACGGTTTCAAGGCCGCATGGGGTGTTGAATCTGCTCCCTATCTGGACAAGGCTCGGAAGCACAACATCGACATCAAGATCGTTGGCTTTGAACGTGGCATGCAGTTTATGCAGACCGTCGAGATCGTGAACGGAGAAATCGTCACCGACAAGGAAACTAAGTTCGACGATTGGTATTGGGACTGCCTGATGCCAAACATGGGGGGATGAGCCATGAAGACGTTGACAGAGCTGCTGGCGGTTCCGCGCCTGACAATCATTCGAGCGGGTGAGGATGGCGGGTGGGCGACAGCCCTCCTGGCCAGCTCCCCGAAGAAGCGGCCCGCTGCGGTGGTATTCTCAAACGGCGGCGGCTGGGAGCATGTGTCGGTCAGTTTCAATCACCGCTGCCCCACCTGGGAGGAGATGTGCGAGATCAAGCACATGTTCTTCCACCCCGATGAAGTCGTCGTCCAGTACCACCCGGCGGAGAGCGAATATGTGAACACCCACCCGTACTGCCTCCACCTGTGGCGGCCCCTGGAGCAGGACATGCCCACGCCGCCCGCGTGGATGGTGGGCTTGAAGAAGGGTCAGACGCTGGCCTCTGTTAACAAGGAAGCGGAGGCCACGCTGAAAGGTGGTGCAGGTCATGCGTGAGATCCTGTTCCGGGGCAAGAAGGTTATCAACGACGAATGGGTTGAAGGCTTACTTGTGAAAGATACAGAGTTCTATGGCAAGCCTGACATCCATGCCTACATTGTCAATCATAAGCATCCAAGTGGGTGCTTTGGTGGTGACATCTATTTCGAAGTCATCCCCGAAACCGTGGGCCAGTACACCGGCCTTTCCGACAAGAACGGCAAGAAGATTTTCGAGGGGGACGTTGTTCAGATGCGCACCAGAGGCTTGTCCGGGCGCGGCGTGATCGTGTTCAAGGACGGCTCCTTCGGAATTGATGACAAGAAACGTAAGCGGTTCTACTACATGTACCATGATGCTGTATACCGCGTTGATGGCAACATCCACGACAACCCTGAGCTGCTGAAAGGTGGTGATTGAATGGGCAAAGCATCAAGGGACAAGGGCAAGCGCTTCGAGCGCGCCCTTGCCTCCCGGTTCCGGGAGTACGGCTACGATGCCCGCAGAACGGCCCAATATTGCGGCAACACGGGCGATGCGTCCGATGTGGTAGGCCTTCCTGGCATACATTGCGAGGCGAAGCACCAAGAGAAAATGAGCCTCTACACCTGGATGGCACAAGCCGTCCGCGACGCTGAGGCGGGCGGTCAGGGCAACATCCCCGCCGTATTCCATAAGAAAAACAACGCTGACATCCTCGTGACGATGCGGCTGGACGACTTCATGACCATATACCGCGAGTACGCCGCGGATTTATGGCTGAAAGAACACACAAAGGAGAATGACACAAATGAGTAACGACATCATTATCAGCATCATCTGCCTGGGCCTTGCCCTGGTATTCCTGGTGGGCACGTTCTACCTGCTGACGGTCAATCCGTCCCCTATGACGGGCTACATCGACAGCAAGACCCACCATCCGGCATATTCCCCGGCAAACGACGACACGCCCTGGGTGTATTCGCTGGGTATCACGAGCACGGACGGAAAGCGGAGCACGGTGTGGGTGGTAGATGAAAACACATACTACCGCTACTCCGTTGGCGACAAGGTGTACCGCGGGAGGAAGTAAGATGGGCGTGCTGATTGATTTGACCGGGCGAGACTTTGACCGCCTGAAAGTGCTGGCGAGGGCGGGAACGCGCCGCCAGTACGATGAGCGCGGGCGGGTGCTACGCTCCGAGCCTGAATGGCTGTGCAGCTGCAAGTGCGGCGCGGTGGTGACCGTCCTGGGCGTGAACCTCCGCGAGAAGCGCACCCGGTCGTGCGGCTGCCTGTCAAGGGACATTCACCGCGAAATCGCAAGAGACTTGTGCAGAAGGAGGTGGGAAAGCAATGAACCGACAGCAACGCCGGAAGGAAGCTCGGAGGATCGTGTACATCAATGAGCAGATCATCAACCACCGGCGGACGCATCCGATGGGAGAGGTCACATTCCAGAAGGGCTACGCAGAGGGCTGGGATGCCGCATGCAACTTCGCTATGAGAACCTGCTACGCCGGCGCGGTGATGGCCCTGCACGACCTGGAAGGCTACGGCAAGAAGCGCAACACGCGCTTCCTGCGCCGGATGGACGGCTACATCATCAACACCCTGGACAAGGATGAAGTCATTGAGGAAGCATTGCAAAAGGCGGGCGTGTGGATCAACTTCCGCGCACCGTTCGATGATGAGAGAGTACAGGAGGCTCAGAAGGAATGAACACTATGGAAGCCTTCGCGATGGGCGAAGCACACCGTGGCTGTGAGCTGATGGTGTTTGACTGGAATGAGGCGGCGAGGCGTATCAAGGCCAGCGGGTGCAGCGATGCGTATGCGGGTCTGCGTGGCGATTGGGAGTACACCGGCGGCACGATTTTCCTGGATGGCAAGCCGTACTTCAAAGGCTATACATACCTTGCGTCTACCTGGGCTGTGCCTGAGCTGGAAATAGACGGAAAGATTGAGCCCTGCTACAAGATGCAGAGCGAAACGCCCGGCTGGGGCAGTGACACGAAGTGGCCGCAAACTGCTTTGATGATTCTGAACATGGAGGGCTGACCATGATCGAATGGTTTGACTGGGCCGACACATGGCCCAAGGTGAAACAGGCCGCCCGCACGACCATCAGCAAGGATGGCGCGGGCGCGTACCCCTCCGACAGCTGGAAGAAGACCATCCTGCTGGCGGAGCACTCCCCCATCCGCAAGCTCCGCTTCTCCTGGAAGTGGAAGGATCTGAAAAGCTGGGTGTCGGTGCATTTCGTGCGGCACCACGGCGGCATTGAGCACTGGGTCACGACGCAGCGGTCTGACCGCACCGGCGTGGATCGCGATTTGAGCCCCCAGAACGCCCCTGTGAGCCACGAGTGCGAGGCCAATGCACAAGCGCTCATCTTCATCTCCCGACGCCGTCTGTGCGGCCAAGCAAGCCCGGAAACGCGGGGCGCGTGGCAGGAGGTCAAGGCGTTGGTTAAGGAGGTTGACCCGGTGCTGGCCTCGGTGATGGTGCCTGAGTGCATCTACCGGGGATTCTGCCCGGAGTTTGAGGACAAGTGCTGCGGCTATGTGAACACCCCGGCGTACCGCAAGGCGCTGGAGGCGTACAGGAGCAAGGAGGTCGGCAAAGAATGAGTCCGAAAAATCAACTCATATGCTGGGAGTGCATCCTCATCGGTCAGTTAGTTGGCTTGTTTGTTTGCTGGATCGGCGGTACTTCTGCCCTCGCGTGTGCTGTCACCGCTTTGGTATCAACGCTTTGCACTGCGCACTTTGTGAAGGAGGATGACAAATGAAGCATGTGATCCTGAAAAGACCGCTCCGTGGCATATGCGACCAGGCAGCCTTCGAGGACGCTCTCAATGATTTCACCGCGCATGGCTACAAGATTCTGAATTGCGGCATCACGGATGGCGGGCGGCTCATCTGGGCGATTTTGCAGGAGGAGGATAAAGACCATGAATGACCACCTTTTCATCCCGGCGCGCAGTATTTCCATGCTGATTTCCATCAAGCATCAACTGCTGGCCGATCATGACCTGTGCGAAAAGGTGACCGGCTGCGGGAGGGGTGTCATGGCATCAGCGATTGACAACCTGATCGCCAAGGCATGCGCAATCGAGAGCCGGTACCATGACTACCACACCCAATACAAGCTGGAGAAGGAAGAAAACGACGCATACCGTGACATGCTGGGCGACTTCACCCCGGACATGCTCACCGACGACGAGAAGGCCGAGCTCCACGCCCTTGTGGAGAAGTGGCGGCGGAAGGACGAGGAGGTCTACGGTGCAGAATGACCTGATTAGCCGGAGCAGGCTGCACAAGGCCCTGCAACGCGAGGAGAGCATCATCGTGAAGGGCCTGCCCTACGTCCGCACCGATGCGGTGTTGGCGAAGGTGAGCATGGCTCCGAGTGTGGATGCAATACATATTGATGTGGTTGCAAAAATGCTCGAAAACCTTATGGGGGATAGTGTTCCTTGTAATTACAACAACATAGATGAAATGCTTTCTCTTGATTGCGGCAGAGATGGTTGCCCCGATGATGGAGATCATTGCTGTTGGAAGAGGTATATCAAGGCATGGCTGGAGTTGGAAAACAAGAGGGGTGGTTGTGATGTCTGACAAGCGGCTGATTGACGCGAATGCGCTGAAAAAAGCGTTTTCCACAGACATGAGAATTGTGCTTTTCGATGGGACGAGGATGGGCGCTGGCGGTTTTCTTATTCAGCGGTATCAGGTGGTTGGTTTGATAGACGAAGCCCCCACCATCGACGCTGTGCCGGTGGTGCATGGGCGGTGGGTGATGATGGCTGGATTCCCTGCGTGTAGCAAGTGCGGGTGTAGCCCGGCAGACTGGGAAGCAAAGCCTGACAACCCGGAAGGATATCCGCCGTATTGCCATTCGTGCGGCGCGAAGATGGACGGAGGTGCGGAAGATGCCAACTCGTAAACGTGGATTCTATTTCAATACATACAGGGAAAACGGCTCATTCAAGGTTGGCTTGGTTATGGGCTATGATGCAGATTTCCGGGAGGCTACCGTGTGGCTGTCCTTCTTCTGCTGGAAGGTCATTGCTGGGTATTACTTCGGAGAAAAGGATGGGGATACCGTATGATCTACCAGAAATGCAAGCACTGCGGCATGGACTGGCACGGAATCAAGCTGACGCATTGCCCTTATTGCGGCAAGAAGATGGAGGCGCGGAATGATGGCAAGGACGTGTGATGTGGCGTTCTTTGAGTGTCCGATCTGCGGGAAGAAGCCATATGTAAATACATACGATGTGACCGTCGCATGGGCATTCTGCAAAGGCTACGGATTCCACAGGCACAAGAAGGTGGAAGTGATTGTCCCGTATGAACAGCCCAGCAAGTTGCTTAAAAGGCTTGCTCAAGAATGGAATCAGCTTATGTATACGGAAGCTCGGCTCTTGTATTACACCAATGGACATCTGTTCAACGAGGTTGCGAAGGACATAAATGTCCCTACCAAGAATGGAGGTGCCGAATAATGGCTAAGTACCATGTTTCTGCTGGCGTGTTCGGAATCTACGCCGGAACGCTGATGCCGAAAAAGGACGGCAAGCCCCAAATGTGGCGAAACAAGTCCGATGTGACGGATGAAGCAATCTGTTCTGTGCGTGATTACATGCTCAGCGAGTGCCTGAACGAGAAGGAAGGCAAGCTGCAGGGCGGCTATGAGTGGAAGCGCAAGGATGGCAAAAAGGTCGTGCTGCTGGTGAAGGTCGTGGACGGAGGTACAGACGATGCCTGACCGCAAGCTCGCTGCCATGCACAAGGAGTACGGCAAGGCGCACGGTTACAAGTGCGGCGACTGCCCCTGGCTGTACAGGGTGCAGTCCATCACCGGAAAGTTCTACGAGTGCAAGGCATACGGCCCCACCGGCCCGGCGGCCTCCTGGGCGCGTTCCTGGGCCGCCTGCGGCCTTTACAGGTGCGGGGTGTATATTGGACACGTTCCGCTGCAGGAGCGCCTGAGACGCGCAAAACAGCCCGATAACGAGCCCATCGAAGGGCAGATCAGTATGTTCGAGGGGTGGTGAAAGAATGAAGAAGCCCAAGAAGAAAGTACGGCAGAAGTTGAAGCCCTGCCCGGCCTGCGGTGACAAACACCTCTACACGGTGTACTCATATCAACGCCGGCGCAATAAGCACATCGAGTGCCGTTATTGCCATTTCAGCGGAAAGCCCGCCTTCACCAAGTGGGGCGCGATCCGCAAGTGGAACCGCGCGAAGAATTGGAGGGTGGTCAAATGAGCAATATCTACCGTGTAACCCATCTGATGCAGCACGGCAGAAAATACCGCACCCGGCGGAAGAACATGAACCGCATTATCAACAAGTGGGTGCGAAATAGGGGGAATTGGGATGAGCTACACGCCTGACCTGAAGCCCTGCCCCTTCTGCGGGGGGAAAGCCAACCTTGACAGCTATCCCGGCTCTGTGTTTACAGGCAGCGGCACATACCATTGTGTGAGGTGTTCCGTCTGCTATATTCGGACTTGCGATTTCAGCTCTGCGAAAATGGCTGTTGAAACGTGGAATAGGAGGGCGAACGATGCCGATAGGAAAGACTGTTGAAATGTGGGTCATCTGCGACTGTTGCGAAAAAATCATCTCGTATGAACCTGACATCAATGGCAGCGTTAAGAGATTGACTGCCGAAGTGAGGGAGATGGGGTGGACTGTTAAGTCAACAGGCGAGGTAATTTGTCCGGAGTGCAAGGGCAAAAGGAGGGCGAACAATGAAAATCCTGACTAAAAATGAGCAAGAGAAAATGACCCGTTGTCTGGCTGACATGGCAGAAGCATTCGTGAAGGTGTGCGCTTTCGTTCCCACCAACGAATTTCCTCCGCTGTGCGAAACCATCATGGAGGGCCTTGCAGATGTTGCTAATGGCATTGGCGGCATCAAGGCAATGGAGGTTGTGTCGAAGCGGATTCGCGCGAATTGCACTATGATTGACCACACGAGGAGGTACCCTGGTGAAAAGTCCTGACAATGCGGCCGACATTAAAGTCGGTCACAAAACGCCTGACGAGATCAAGAAGGGGCTGGAGTGCTGCAACAGAACCTTTGATGCCTGCCATAAATGCCCCTACGACACAGTGGACGAAGGCTGGGGATGCACCGTGGCGAAAAATGCCGATGCCCTCGCCCTCATCAAGCAGCTTGAAGCGGAGAACGCTGAAAAAGATGAGAAAATCCGGGTGCTGGAAAGCAGGAATAATGCCATGTACCACACCATCCTTGGTGTGATGCACTTCGTTGATAAGTGGCTTGATGTTCCTGCTTATGACCCGGACGAGGATTTGAATGGAACTACTGCAATAGGCAGGGCATCGCAAGCCAGAGAGATAACCTTGCAAGCGATTGAGCAGCTTGAAGCGGAACGGGATGCGGCGGTGGCTGACCTGAAATCCTATCGCTGTTGTCATGGGTGCAAGCACTTAGGCGTTGGCTTCAATGAACCGTGTCTGCACTGCGATTTTGAGAATAACTGCTTTGAATGGCGCGGCGTACAGAAGGAGGAAACGAAATGAAGCTGATATACCTGATCCTTGCCGCTTTGGTTGGCGGCGTTACGGTCTACCTGGTATTGACTGTTCGCAAGAATTGGCGGTACCTGCCCAAGAATGCGAAGGTACTGGATGTGGCCGTGATCCTGCTGGACGTGGCCGTCTGCGCGCTGAACCTGGCGCGGGCGCTGTGCTGATGAAGGAGGAAACGACATGAAGGTGATCCTGGGCCTCATCGTCTACGTTGCGCTGGTCTGGTTCATCGTCCGGTTTATTGCATTCTGCAGCAAGTAAGGAGAAAAACATGCAACACCACAACAACCACGTCGTGCTGGTGGGCCGCCTGGATGGTGAGCCGGATATGATCACCAACACCCACGGCGAAACCTTTTTCGACGGCATTCTCAAGGTGCAGCGTCAATCCGGCACCAGCGACCTTCTGCCCATCTTCGTCCCCACGGCGATGGTGGGGGAAGGCGCGCCCCTGACAGGCCGCCACCTCCGCCTGGAGGGCGTGATGCGGTCATACAACAAGCTCCTGGGCGGCAAGCACTGCCTATTCACCTCCCTGCTGGTTCGGAGCATCACCGACGCAGACCAGGCAGAGGACGACAACCTGGTGACGCTGGAGGGTGTCATCTGCAAAGCACCCAGCTTCCGGGAAACACCCTTCGGCCGGGAAATCTGCGACTTCATTCTTGCCATCAACCACGGCCGCCGGAGTTCATACATCCCCTGCATTGCCTGGGGACAATCGGCACGGAACGTCAGCGTGCTGGAGGTCGGCACCACGGTGGAGCTGGAAGGCCGGTATCAGAGCCGCGAGTATCAGAAGGTGCTGAACAGCGGCGAGATGGTGACCCGCACCACCCGCGAGGTATCGTGCCGGTGGGTACGTGCAAAGGAGGCGGAGGCATGAAGGACTGGATCAGCGTCAAGGACAGCAAGCCCCCGAAGAAGGTCACGGTGCTGGCCGTTGTGGGCGTGGGCAAGCAGAGGCACATTGAAATGGCTTCATACGGTGCGAACCGCAACGGTGCCTGGTGGAGCGTCACCTACAACAACCTGATCCCCGCGCGGGATGTGTCCCACTGGCAGCCCATTCCGGAGCTGCCGCCGGAGGGTAGCGTATGATGGCATACGTTTGCTGGGCGGCCTGTGTCATCGCAGAATTGGTCTGTTTAACGAAATTGGCAATACATTTCGATAAATGGTGGATTGTGCTGTTTGCTTTGTTTCTTACCTTTTCAGTGAAGGGCAGTAAAACAGACAAACCGCCGGAGGGGAGTTGACCCATGGCACTCAAAAGACAAGACCTCAAGGGCAACGGGCTCAACTACTACACCAGCGCGAAATGCCCTGTGTGCGAGAAGAAGTTCGAGCACACCAACGAATGGGCCTACTGGCGCGGGTATGTGCATAACAAGATATATCTCTGCTCCTGGGGCTGTACACGGGCATACGATGCAAGGCAGGCCGAGAAGCGCGGATACAGCAGAACGACCAAATGCAACAGAGAAGCGAGGACATAACCTATGGACAAGCAGCAGATGAACATCCTGAACGACATCCGGCTCCTGATTGAGGAGTGCAACGCCCTGAAGGCTGACAAGGCCGCTCTGATCGACGCGCTGCGGCATAGCGTGACGGCCTGCGACCACTGCGACAACAGTTTCACCAAGCCCTGCGACGTGACCCCAGGACATGAAATGGACTGCACCACCTGCACCGATGCCTGCATCTGCCGAGACTGCAAGGCGGGCAGTTGCTTCAAGTGGGTGGGGCGCGTTGAGCTGGGCAAGCATGCCGCCCATATAAACAACACGAAAGAGAGGAGAAAGCAATGACGAACAGTAACCCATCACAATGCACCCGCATTCTCGCCTATATGGAGAAGCACGGCAGCATCACGCAGCTGGAGGCTCTGACGGAGCTGGGCGTGATGCGCCTGGCCTCCCGCATTACCAACCTTCGCAAGAGCGGCTATGAGATCGACTGCGAATGGGTGACGGTGACCAACCGCTACGGCGAGAAGTGCCGCGTGAAAAAGTACAGTTTAGGTGGTGATACCAATGGCGAAGAAACCCGGTGTGATGATTTACTTCGAGACGGGGCAGTCCATCAAGGGGCTTGACTACGAGACCAAGGGCCGCCTGTTCGAGGCCATCATGGAATATGGGGAGCATGGCACCGTGCCGCCTATGGACGGCATACTGGCCGCCGTGTGGCCCTTTGTGGCCAACAGCATCGACCGGGATGCTGCCAGGTATGAGGAGCTGGTGGAGAAACGGCGCAAGGCAGGCCAGGCAAGCGCGGCCAAGAAGCAAGCACTTGCCGACAATGGCCAACACATGCCAACACATGTTGACACATGCCAACACATGCCAACACAAGGCAACACAGGGCAACAAAATCAACCAACTCCAACTCCAACCTCAACAACAACTCCAACATCAACTCCAACGGCAACTCCAGCGAGAGCGTCAACATCAGGGGATAACACCCCCCGCGCCTACGGCCTTTACTGGAATGTTATGCTGACGGATGATGAGTATTTGGAGCTGCAGGCCGAAATCCCGAACCTGCAGAACAAGGTCAACAAGCTCTCCGAGTACATGAAGCGCACCGGCAAGCACTACGACTCCCACGCGGCTACCATCCGCAAATGGGCAAGGGAGGATGCACAAAAGCAGACCACCCAGGCCCGCAGGAACAGCGGCAACGCATTCTTGGACGCATTGAAAGGAGGTGACCTTGATTGAACAAGAAGGAAGCGGCGACGATCCTGGCGATCCTCAAGGCCGCATACCCTAATTCCTACCGGAACATGACGCAGGAGGAAGCGATGGGCACCATTTCCGTCTGGGCGGTGCAGTTTGCCGACATGCCCGCGGACATCGTGCTCATGGCAGTACATAAGGCGATCAGCTCCAGCCCCTTCCCGCCCGCGATCAGCGAGGTCAAGGCCAAGCTCAGCGCGATGCACTGGGAAGCAAGCGGCCTGTTGAACGCTTTCCTGAAACCGGGCAAGCAGGAAAAAGAGGCTGCGGAGAGAATATGCAAAGCGACACAGAAATACGGCTATTCCAACAGCCTGGAGCCGTCTTTGGAGAGCATGCTGCATAGTGCAGACTACATGCTCCTGGGCTCCGGCCCGACCTGAAAGGGGGAAGAAGTATGACTTTGAACGACTACCAGGTGGCAGCGGCCCGGACGATGAATCCGGCGCTGTCCTTTGAAGAAACCTCCCGCCATGCCCTTCACGGCATGTGCGCGGAGGTGGGCGAAATCCACGGCCTGTATCAGAAGTTCTACCAGGGGCACGAGATGGACGCGGAACACGTCATGAAGGAAGTGGGCGATCTTGCCTGGTTCATCGCGGAGTTCTGCACCGTGAACTGCTGGAAGCTGGACGATGTGCTCACCATGAACATTGAAAAGCTCAACGCCCGTTACCCGGAAGGCTTCACAGCAGACCATTCCCTCCACCGCAAGGCAGGCGACATCTGATGAGCTACAACAGGGCCTACCCCCGGCCCGGTCAAAATGGGGCAGAGCAAAAGAAGGGAGGCAGCACGATGAAGGCAGAAACATTCCTGCTTCAGATCAAGAAGCTGGACAGGATGATTGAGAACAAGCGGAACGAGAAGGAGCGCTGGCTGATGCTGGCGATGGATACCTCGGCGGGTGCTGCTCCCGATACGGGCGTTAGGGTGCAATCCTCCGGCAGTCAATCGCGGATGGCGGACGCGGTGGACAGGAGCGTGGACATCGGCAGAGAAATCGACGAGTATATCCACAAGCTATCCACAGCCCGGCAGCAGATCATTGCCGTCATCGAGCAGCTGCCGGTGGATGAATACGACGTTCTTCACAAGCTCTATGTGGGCGAGGTCTGCACCGACAAGCACGGCCGCAAGCACTTCCGGTACCTGAGCCTGCAGGAGGCGGCGGATGCGTGCGACAAGTCCTACTCCTGGGCACGTGGCCTCAAGGGCTCTGCACTCCCCAAGGTGAAGAAGATCATCGACGCGCAGCAGATCGAGCCGGTGGTGGAGCAGATCAAGCGTTGGAATAGTGTGAAAGTGTGAAATAGTGCGAAAAAATGTACACGCACTATCGAAAATTGTACAACCGCTGTACATCAACCCGTGCTATTATATAGCATATCAAAATAGGTCAAAAAGCCCCCTCGCATCGAAGGCTTGCGTTTAGTACGCAGGGTAGAAATTAGGTGCGGGCGGGCTTTTTCTATACACAAGACAAGGGAGTGGTTACATGGGTACGCTCAATGAACGATACCTCATACCCACCGTTTTCGGCATTTGACAGCAAGCAAGGCTACTGGCAATCACGGAAGCGTGAATGGAAAGCAATCGGCCTGCAGAGCGAGGTCGGACGCGCTGATGCACTACTGGGCAGCGGGCTCAAGAAGCTGGCAGAAAAGCAGGGCAGCAGCCTGACAGGCACATCAATCTTCGACCCGGTACTATGCGAGGTCATTTACAACTGGTTCAGCCCCAAGGACGGCATCGTCTTTGACCCATTCGCTGGCGGCTCTGTTCGCGGCGTGGTAGCGGAAATGCTGGGCCGTCATTACATAGGCATTGACCTGTCAGAGATGCAGGTGGATGCGAACCAACTCAACGCGGACAAGCTGGGTGTATGCCCGGCATGGCACTGCGACGACAGCAGGAATATGGATTCATACTTACCAGACGGCAGCGCCGATCTGGTTTTTTCATGTCCACCGTATCACAACCTGGAGAAGTACAGCGACCATCCGCTTGACCTCTCCAACATGAGCTATGCGGAATTCACGGAAGCATATGCCGACATCATCGCCGGCGCATGCAGGAAGCTGAAGGAGAACCGCTTTGCTGTGTTTGTAGTTGGTGAAATACGGGACAACAAGGGAGCATACCGGGACTTTGTAGGACTGACCAAGCGCCTGTTCATGGACGCGGGCCTGATCCTCTACAACGACAGCGTGCTCCTGGAGCAATACGGAACGGCACCCATGCGGGCGGCCAACAACTTCAAGCACCGAAAGATAACAAAGGTGCATCAGAATGTGCTGGTGTTCTACAAGGGGGACATCAAAGCCATTCGGGATGTATTCGACGACAACTTCCAATGGGCAGACCTGACACGATACAGAAAGGGGTGACGATATGGCAACACGAGGCGGAAACAGGACAATCCCCGGCCCGGATTATCTGTGGGAGAGTTATCTGGAATATAAGGAAGCCTGCAACGGCAAGACCGTGCTCATGACGGCCTTCTCGCAGAAAGAGGGCAGATTCGTCACCCAGGAGGTTCCCCACCCCGTCACGGCGACGAAAAAGGGCTTCTGCGCTTTCCTGGGCATGACGGAGCAAAACTTCTACGCAGTATACAAAAACGATCCCGAATTTGAATTGGTCATCGCGCGAATCGACCTGGATTGCGAGATGGATGCGCGGGAGAAGTTCGAAAACGGCACCATTGACTCCCGTCTGGCCGGCCTGTGGATGTCCCACTACGGATATACGCAGAAGACAGACACGGAGGTTACGAGCAAGTCGAGCGTGACGATCATTGACGACTTTGGGGATGGCGATGGCGAGTGAGTGAGATCCGGCTTTCCAACCTGATTGCAAAGCCCTTCATTCCTGTACACCGGGACATCAAGCGCGGGGATCACAGCGAATACTGGCTGGATGGCGGGCGTGGCTCGCTGAAATCCTCCTTTATTTCCATCGAGATCGTCCTGCTGCTGATTCAGAACCCCAACATGCACGCCATCATCTACCGGCGCGTGGGCAACACGCTGCGCGAGTCGGTGTATGAGCAGATCATCTGGGCCATTGACATGCTGGGCCTGCGTGACCGTTTCCAGTACCGCGTCTCCCCTATGGAGATACGATACGCGGAAACGGGGCAGCGCATCATCTTCCGTGGTGCTGATGATCCAATGAAGTCCAAGTCCATCAAAATCTCCTTCGGCTACTTCGGCATCCTATGGTTCGAGGAGCTGGCGGAGTTCGGTGGCATGGACGACATCCGCACCATCAAGGCATCCATCATCCGCGGTGGCGACAAGTCCTACACCTTCTACAGCTACAACCCGCCGATGACCTCCCGCAACTGGGTGAACAAGGAGGCCCTGATCCCCAAGAGCACCCGCCTGACGCACCACAGCACGTATCTGGGCGCGCCGCCGGAATGGCTGGGCAGAGAGTTCATCGCGGAAGCGGAGGCCCTCAGAACGTCAAATGAGCGTGCTTATCGGCATATGTACCTGGGCGAGGTCACCGGCACGGGCGGCACGGTCTTCACCAACCTGGAGCTGAGGGACATCACCGACGATCTGAACCGCCTTGGCACGTTCTACAGCGGCCTGGACTTCGGCTTCGCTGTTGACCCGGATGCATACGTCTGCTGGGCCTACGACGCGCAGCAGCGGCGCATATACGCGGTGGATGAGTTCTACGGCAGCGGCAACAGCGTGGACAGGCTGGCCAATGCGGTCAAGAGCCGCACGCAGGGCATTGTCCGATGTGACAGCGCAGACCCCCGCATGATCTCTGAGCTGGGCAAGCGCGGCATCAAGACCATTGCAGTGAAGAAAGGCCCCGGCAGTGTTGAGCACGGCATGCGCTGGCTCCAAAGCCTGGGTGCGATCATCGTTGACCCCAAACGCACGCCCAACATCGCCAAGGAGTTCTCGTCCTACGAGTACGAGACCGACAAAAACGGCGACTTCCTGCCGGAATACCCGGACAAGGACAACCACACCATCGACGCTACCCGCTATGCGCTGGAGCAGGCCATGCTCTCGGCGCGGATCACGGCGGCAAGGAGGCTGTAACATGTGCAAACATATCTGGAAGACCATCAACAAGGTGCGCGTGTGCCCCCGCTGCGGGCTGACGGTGAGCCTGATCGACGGCAAGGTGATGCTCGACAAGGAGCTGCCGGGCGCACTGAGCCGGAAAAGAGGTAAGAAGAAATGAGCGAAGCATTCAAGATGCGCCACATGGAGCACCCGGTGCGCATGCGGGTGGAAAAATACCCGGACTACACCGCAGAGATCGAGGCGCTGGAAAAGGACGGCATTTCCGATGCCCTGCTGCGGCGGATCATCGAAAAGCACCGGGACAACGCGGAATACAACAAGACGCTGATTGACCGATACGAAGCCCTGGCAGACGGTGTGCCGATCTTCGGCCGCACGCCCCGCTTTAGTGACAGCGACGATGCTATCAACCACAAGCTGAACAACGACTTCTTCTCGGAGATCATCGACTTCAAAACGGGCTATTTCGCCGGCAACCCCATCGGCTACAGCTATTCCGTCACCGATGAGAGCCAGGAGGACACCGGCGACGCGGGCGACAACGACGCGGAGCAGAAGGCAGCCGTGGACGCGGCCAGCAAGGTCATCACCGACTTTGTAACCCGATCCAACATGTTCGACGTGGATATGGAATGCACCAAGTATGCAGCCATCTGCGGCTATGCGGGCCGCCTGTTCTACATCGACAAGGAAGGCGACGAGCGCGTGATGGTGGTGCCCCCGAATGAGTGCATCATCCTCTCCAAGACCCGCGACATCACCCACCCTACATACGGCGTGCGCTACTACACGACCAAGGACATCAGCGACAACGATGTAGTCAAGGCGGAGTTCTACGACGACGGCCTCATCCACTACTACGAGGGCGGAAACGTGAGCGACCTTCACGAGGTGAAGAACGAGCCCAATCTGTTCGACGGCTGTCCTCTCCAGGGCATTCCCAACAACCTGGAGCTCAAGGGCGACGCGGAGAAGGTTCTGACCCTCATTGATGCGTATGACCGGGCGCTGTCCGACAACTCCAACGAGGCGGACGCTTTCGCCAACGCATACATGGTGTTCAAGAACGTGCACCTGGATGAGAAGGAGAGGCAGGCGGCACAGGCGGCTGGTTCCTTTGAGATTCAGTCCAACGGCGTATCCGATGCAGATATTTGCTTCCTAACCAAGGAAATCAACGACACCTTCATCGAGCATCACCTTGACCGCCTGGAGGAGAACATCTACCGCTTCTCCAAGACTCCGAACATGTCCGATGAATCCTTCGGCACGGCTTCCGGCGTTTCCCTCAAGTTCAAGCTGACCGGCCTGGAAACCAAGTGCGGCATGTTCGAGGCCAAGATGATCTCTGCCGGCACCTACATGTTCACGCTGCTGTCGAAAGCCTGGGCGAAGAAGACCATCAAGATCGACCCGCTGCAGGTTGTGATGGACTTCCGCCGCAACTTCCCTGTGGATGTGCAGGGCGAGGCTGCAAACGTGCAGGCGCTTGTTGCTGCCGGTCTGCCCAAGGCTGTTGCCTACGCGCAGCTGTCCTTCGTGGACGATGTGGACTACGTTATGCAGCTGATCGAGGAAGAACGTGACAGCATGCCGTCCCTGATGTTCGGGGAGGACGAGGAAGGCGGGCAGAACACCCCCTTCCAGCGCAAGCAGGCCCCGGACGATGAGGACGAGGAATAACCACGGTGAAGGGATGTGACGGGCATGGCGAAAGACCTTGAGTGGTATGAGGCCCAGGCCCGGAGAATCGCAGCACACCGGGAAGCTGGCGCGGAAAAAGAAATCCACAAGATATTCAAGTCCCTGCTGAAGGATCTGAAAGCCTACGTCGGAGAGGTGCACGAGAAATTTGCCAAGGGAGACGGCACACTGTCCTTTGCTGACCTTCAGGCGAAGGGCTATGACGCACGCTTCCTGGCGGAGATCGAGAAGCGCATCGGTGTGGCGACCCCCAAGGTGGCCAAGGAGCTGCATGCGCTGGTCGAGGAAGTCTACGAGCTCAGCTACCAGAGCATGGTGCAGGGCGTTGAGAAGGTGGCCAAGGGTGCAGACCTGGGTGAAACCTTTTCAGAGGTCGTTCAGATCACACCGCAGCAGATCAAGGCGGCGGTCAGCAACCCCCACATGGAAGTTGCGCTGCTGAAAAACCACAAGACGATTATCTACGACATCCGGCAGGCGGTCGGCATCGGCCTCATGAACGGCGACAGGTACTCCACCATCGCCAAGAGGATCACCACCGCACTGGACAAGGAGAACGGCCCCTACAAGAACGCCGTGCTGATTGCCCGCACGGAGGCTCACCGCGTCCGGGAAGCCGGCAACGATGATGCAGGCGTTGCGGTGGACAAGGCGCTGCAGGACGGCACCTCGGGCCTGAGAATGACCAAGACGTGGAAGAACATGGGGGACGAGCGCGTCCGCCCGCAGTACGTCCGCAAGTCCAAGAAGGGCTGGAAGCGGGGCATCTCGAAATCCAGCGCGAACCACATGATCCTCAATGGACAGGTGGTGCTGGCGGATGAGAAGTTCGACCTCAAGGACGGCAACTTCGCCTCCTGCCCTGGCTGCAGCGGTGTGGCCGGGCATGACTGCAACTGCCGGTGCCGCGCTTCCCGCAGGCTCATGACGGATGCGGAGTTCTTCAAGGCCACCGGGCGGCACTTCCCATCCTCTGGGCCTACCCCGGAGGAACTGGCACGCCAGAAGGAAATGCAGCTGATGAGCGAGCATACGAAGCTGAAAGCGGACTGCAAAGCCGCTGAGGATGAGATGCAGCAGATCGACTCCAAGCAGTTCGTGAACATCTGGAAGAACCCGGTCACTGCGAAGGACTACGAAACCCTCAAAGACCGCCTGCCTGCCAAGCGCGCCTACTTCCAGGCCAACAGCAAGCAGGACATGCTCGACCTGTGCGATGAGTTCGAGGCCGCGGGCAAGAAGTACCTGCTGGCCAAGGATAAGTACACCACGCTGGGCAAGGCGCTGGATGATGCGACGGAGAAGCTCAAGGCGGCAAGCCGGGAAGTCATGAAGATTCGCGGCATTGACCCGGACAAGATGCAGAAGGACATCGACGATCTGACTGCCAAGATCGCCGGGCTGACCAAGAAGAAAAAGGTCTCCATGGGCACGAAGGTCAAGAACTTCGACCAGAAGAAGCTCATTGAGGCGTACCAAACCATCACGCCTGATATGGAGGTTGACACGATCAAGAAGTTCGTCGATAGCTACGGCGAGCTGACCATGAAGGGCCTGATGGATGCAAGCGTCCCGTACTACAAGAAGCAGCTGTTCAAGGACACCCTCGAAAAGCTGTCCGACACGGTTGGCGATCCGGCAGAGATCGCGAAGCTGGAGAAGAAGCTGCTTGACCTGACCGATGAGCTGGCTGCTGTGCGCAAGCGCTACATGCTGGAGGATGACAAGTTCTCCAAGGCTCGCAAGGATAAGGCATACTGGTTTACGGGCAACGATGCGAAGCCCCGCGCAGACAAGGTGCTGCGCCCCGATACCGGCACGCTGTGGGCCTCTGCGCCGCTTGCAGAGCGTCAGGCGGTCTACAAGTACACGTCGGGCAGCGGCCCCTTCAACCGCCCTCTGCGCGGCTATGCGGGCGGCTGGAGCAACAGCTTCTTCAAGGGTGTTGGCAAGGTTGACCTCGACTATGAGGGCAGCGGCGCGGCGATCCAGCACATGACCGACCTCATCAACAAGAGCAAGTACAACTTCGACATCTGGCTGCAACGCGGCGTGGAAAGCGACCCCGGCGCGGCTGGCTTCCTGGGCATCCCGCAGAAGATGCTTGATGCATCCGAGGCAGAGCTCAAACAGATGCTTGTGGGCAAGGTCGTGAAGGATGAGGCATTCACATCCGCGGCAGCAGCGAAGGGCAGCGGATTCGGTGGCCGTCTGATCCTTAACATCTACGCGCCCAAGGGCACCAAGATGATCTATGCAGAACCATTCTCCGCATACGGACACGGTGCGAAGTCCCCGAGTTGGGACGGCAAGTCCGGGCAGAGCGGCTTCGGCTATGAGTTCGAGGTCATCCTGCAGCGCGGCACAAGCTACAAGATCACCAAGGTCGAGAAGGTGGGCCACAAGCTCTTTGTTGACGTGGATGTTGTCGGTCAATAAGGTGTTGCGTGGGCGCTCAAAACGTGGTATAATATGACATTCTGAACGGAGGAGGCCACGCAATGGAGAAGGATGAGATCATCCGCACGACGGAGCCTGGGAACGACATCCCCTGCCGGACGTGCAAGCACCGTCTCAGGCCCATCGAAGTGATGGGTGAAAAGGTGGAACGGTACAAGTACGGCACCTGCTCGGTCTACAGCGACAAGCCCCCGGGCGTGCTCTGGAAGGGCGAGAAGTGCGACTTCTACCAACCCGAATAAGACAGAGGATGATATTATGCGGTGGCGGAATAGGTAGACGCTATTTGCAGATAGACAGGCCTAATGGTTCGACTCCATCGGCGCGTAACCACAGCGAAATAGCTGACCGCGCAGGGCACGGTTAGGACGGGAGTGTCTTGTCATGGGAGATGCAAATTCTCCCCCGCATAAACAACAACATACATAAGCGCTTTGCCATTGCGGCAGGGCGCTTTTTTCGTGGCTTACCCAACGAACAAAAAGGAGTGGATAACCTATGGCACTGAAAATCATTGAGCCCAAGATCGTGCGCAGCAAGATTCCCCCGGAGGTCGAATGCACCATCCTGGCGGATGCGGAATCCGACATCACCGGCATGGGCGAGGTCGTGAGCGACGGCAAAAAGACCGTCAAGCCTGCGCCCGGTTCCTTCGCCTACACCGCCGACCTGAGCGTGGGGTACATGCTGAGTCCGTCGGGCGTGTGGACGAAGTTCAGGGGGTGATGAGATGGTCGGAAAAGACTTGATCATGGCAACGCTGTTCGGTAGTGGCGGGGGCTCCTCCGGCTCGGGCGGCGGGTCTGCTGGTGTCAGTCCCAAGGAGGTCAACTTCTACGACTACGACGGCACTTGCGTTCATGCCTACACGGTAGCAGAAGCGCAAGCCCTGTCCGAACTCCCTGCTGGCCCGGAGCATCCCGGGCTTGTGTTTCAGGGCTGGAACTGGTCGCTGGAGGGCGTGAAGGGCCTGACCCGCGCCATGAATATCGGTGCGATGTACACCACCGATGACGGCACGACCCGCCTGTATATCACCTTGCAGGAAGGCCGCACCAGCCCCATGCTGGGCGTGGGTGTGAATGGCACGGTAACGGTGGACTGGGGCGATGGGACGGAGCCGAATGTGCTGACGGGTACGGATATAAGCACGACCAAGTGGACACCGGAACATGCATACGCCGCGCCGGGTGATTACGTTATCCGGTTGACGGTGGATGGCGAGATGGGACTTCTTGGTATGACAGGCACAGGTGGTTCCTGTGTTTTGCGGCACTCAGAAAGTTCGGACAACCGCAATAAAAATTACCTTTATGCAGTCCGTAAAGCTGAAATAGGCGCAAATGTTCAACTTGAAGGCGTTGCTTTCCATAGCTGTATCAGCCTCGCATCCGTATCGATCCCCGCCAATGTTGTTTTGCAAGGAGCATATACTTTCTACGGATGCACTGGGCTGAAATATATTACAGTTCCGACCGGAGAAACTGTAATGGCAACTATGTCGAACCAGTTTGCAAATTGTTACGGCTTGTCTTTCGTGTCTTATCCAGAGAGAGGCGTTACATCATATCGAAACTCAGTTTTCTCTTCCTGCTCCAGTTTTGCATCCGTGATCGTCCCAGCGCAAGTCATCTCTATCGAAGCGAGGTCTTTCTACGGTTGCAATGGCGTTGCTTTCTACGATTTCACAGCTCACACAGCAGTACCGTCGCTGGCAAATACAAACGCATTCACCGGCATCCCCGCCGACTGCGAAATCCGTGTCCCTGCGGCCCTCTACGACGAGTGGATTGCGGCGACCAACTGGGCAACCTACGCTGACTACATCAAGGCATATTAAGGAGGTGCGACCATGATTATCACCGAGCGAGTAACCATCCGAAACCGTGACTTCATCCGCACCTACAGCGACTCCAACCGTTTCGTGGTGCGTGACGGCGTTTCCTACTCCGAGGCCATCGACCCGTTGGATTCCGGCAGGGTCTACACCGAGGGCGAGGTCATGCCGGAGGAAGTCACCGACCTGTCCGAGGTTGAAGCGAAGGCCAAGGCATACGACATCCTTGTGGGGGAGGCGGAATAAATGAGCGAGTACATCAACAAGGCGCGGAAGCTGCGCCCCTACATCGTACAGGCATCGGCCTCCCTTGATGATGCGTCCGCCAGCAACGCGGCAGAGCTTTTCCCGGCCCTCAAGCAGGACGGCTCCCTCGTCCGCGCTGGCACGCGCATCAACTGGCACGGCACGATCAAGCGCGCCGCCTCCGACCTGTGGGACACGGAGCAGAACAACCCGGACAACGCCCCGACCCTGTGGGAGGACATCGCCTACAAGCAGGGCTACCGAATCATCCCGGAGACCATCACGGCTGGCACGGCGTTCAGCAAGGACGAGCACGGCTGGTGGGGCGATGTGCTGTACAAGTCCCTGATCGACGCGAACGTGTACACCCCGGAGCAGTATCCGGCAGGGTGGGAGGTGGTCTAAATGACCATCAAGGCATCAGACCTTTGCCGCCTGTTCCGACAAGCCCGTGACGAGCGCTGGGGCTACATCTGGGGCGAATCCGGCGGTATCTGGACGCAGAAAGAGCAGGATTCCGCCACCCGTGAGATGACAGTCCAGCATGGTCAGCAATGGGTCGGGAAGCGCGTGGCAGACTGCTCCGGACTTTTCCGTTGGGCGGCGAATGAGCTGGGCGCGTACATATACCACGGCTCCAATACCATGTGGAACACCTACACAGACCCCGCACATCGCGGGGCTGTGGGTGGCCGCATGGAAATCTATCCCGGCACGGCGGTCTATCAGAACACCGACGGCAAGCGTACACACGTCGGCATGTACGTCGGCGAGGGCAAGTACGGCGTGGATACCGTCATTGAGGCCCAGGGGACGCGGACAGGCGTTGTCGAAAGCAAGCTGTCCGCGTGGGATGAGTGGGGCGAACTGCTGGTCAAGATCGGCGGAGAGATGGTCAAGGTGGACTATGATCTTCCGCCGAACGTCATCGAGATTCCTCCGCGCACGATGCGCAAGGGTGACAGCGGCGAGGACGTGAAGGAGCTGCAGGAAGCGCTTGTCCGCGAAGGGTACGACGTGGGCAAGAAGAAGGACGGAACGCCTCTGATCGACGGCAAGTACGGCAGCGAGACCCTGAGTGCCGTTCGGGCCTTCCAGCATGACCGTGGTTTGAAGCCTGACGGCATCGCCGGTCCGCTGACGCTCAATGCCCTGCGGCAGACGGAAGACGATGAGCCGGACGATGACGAGGACGAGGACAAGCCCGTGGAAGCCCCTGACGGCCCGCAGGAGCCCTCGGACCGTTGGGAAACTCTTTCCATCGAGGAAAAGGTTGAAGACCTAAATGAACGCCTGACGGCGATGGAGGGTGGTGGTTCCATTGGATAACACCATAGGCATTGTGCAGACGATCATCGAAAACTGGCCCGCCATCGCTGTGGAACTGACCGCGCTGGCTCCGGTCCTGGCGGCGGTCATCATGATCTGCAACGGCGTCAAGTGCCTGCTGCGCAATGAGATGCTGACGATCTACTACCACAACCGGGAAAAGAAAACCATCCGGCAGTACGAGTACGAGAACTTCCTGCTGCTCTACAAGGCGTACAAGGCGTTGAAGGGAAACTCATTTATCGACAAGATCAAAAAGGAAGTCGATGAGTGGGAAGTTGTGACGTAAATTTGCCTTATTTACAAACTAACTGCACAATCTAAGACAATAAATATGCAGATTCTTTAAGCTAGAAAGGAGAAACAATCCGATGGACATGGACGTAAAGGCAATGAGTCTTGTCAGAGACTATGCTAACAAGCACCTGGATAAGTCGGATACTGCCACCACATTCGGTGTGTTCATCGTATGGAAAAGCAAGATCCTTCAGAACTGGAAGTATCTGATTTCGACCACACTGTCTGATGGCATGTACTACGAAGTCACCTATAATGGAGACAAGAAAGAGTGGTACATTGATGCCTACAAGAAGTTTGAGAACCAGTGCATCGCCGACTGGTAAGAAAGGAGAATTAACATGAATTTCGGAAACGCTATCAACATGGCCAAGCAGGGTGCGCGTATCGCCCGCAGCGGTTGGAACGGAAAGAACCAGTATGTCGAGCTTGCCACCA